TCGGCATGACCGTAAGTTGGATGATTGGTTTGCCATGTTGTACTACCTGCCGTCAGAACACTATTATTATTAGACCATCTCAAGTCCCATTTAGATATGTCGAATCTAAATTCGCGAACATAATTGGATTGTTGTCCAACAACCCAGAATCTATCTCCATTTGGAGAGAAGTGTAGAGATCTTGGATTGGTTTCCCAAGGTCCAATAAAGAATGTTCCTGCGATACTTGGTCCTTCAAGAGACATTGATCTACCAATACCATTCATACCATCGCCAGCACCAGGAATCCATTTTCTACCATGCCAAAGTGCTGTAGTTGCGATACCAACGTTCCATGCAGAGGAAATACCTGGAGCAGTGGACTGGTTGCCCATGTCATACTGCTGAAGCAGTTTTCTATCATGACCAGCAACGAAGAATCTTGTGCCGTCAGTAGAGAATCCAAGTGCATATGGACTGCCTTCCGTATTACCAACATAGAAGAATGTTGTGCCAACACCAACAGAACCAATTTCCCATGCAGTATCAAGAGTGAAGGAAACCACATGACTTTGATTGCCATCAATAAAGAACATCTTATCGCCATAGGTGCTGAATCCAAGAGTTCTTGGTCTCAACTGTTGGTTTACGCTATTAAAGTGATAACGGAAATCTCCAATGTAGTAATCAGTCTTAAATCCTAAGGTGCTGATATCCCAAGGAGTTTGGAACTCCCACTGTAAGAATCTATAGTTATCCCAATCAACACAGTACATATAGGTTCCATCTGGATGGAATCTCAGACCATAAGGTGAACCTAAGTTTGGCACAGTGCCACCAGGTTGATTATCCTCTTGGTCTGTGTAATACATGTAGTAACTTGTTGTTCCAAGTCCAGCAGTATTAACCTTCCATGGAGTAGAGAGAGTGTATTCATACAGTCTCTTTCTTTGATGACCTAATGCATAAAGTTTTGTGCCATCAGGTTTGAAGGCGAATGATCTGAAATCATTCTCAATATCAATATCAAGATTGAGGTAATCTGCTTCATCATAAGTGGAGTGTACAATATCGTAACCTCTTCCATTTCCATGACCATGAAGATGATATGCATCTCCAGTACCAGCAACACCAATTTGATGAATTCTCTTGGTGTCGTCACCTAAGACATAGAAATATTGACCATCAGTAGAGAATCCGCAATCCCATGGCCTTTCTGTATAGAAGTTTAATCTATATGGAGTTGGGAGATGATATTGGTGAATCATATCATGAGAGTCGTTCATGACATACATGATCTTACCTTCAGATCCAAATCCAATAAATTCTGGACTATTTGGATACATATGTCTCATGTGGAACGACAGTCTGTCGTCAGCGTCTCCATCAACATAACCTCTGCGATCAATTTGAGGATATTGATCATAGTTATCGTAATTAGCATACCAGTATGCACTAGTAATACCTGTGGTTGTTTGTCTATAATGCTCAAATACAGCGTTGTTGCTATTAGCACCATCTAACCACCAGAATCTAGAGCGATCAGTGCTGAATGCAAGACCATATGGCGATGAACCACGGTTATTGGTGAGTGAGAATGATGTTGTAGCAATACCAGCAATAGAGTTGTAATAATTTCCACTACCAGTTTCTCTATAGTTCTTGGTGCTCTTGATATCCCATGCTGTATTTAAGTTGAACTGATGTAATCTGCCACTATGTCCACTAACGTACATTGTAAGACCATCATCCTCAAAGAAGATGCCAGTTGGAGTGCCTAATTCGGGGCTAACATAGAAGTAACCACCATCGAAGGTCATTGTTCTCAGATCATATGCGGTGGTCAGAGTGAATGAATATACTCTAGCATGTGAGGAACCTACAATGTAAACTCTGAGACCATCTGGTTTGAAGTAGAAAGCTCTTGGGGTTGTATCAAGGTTTCTTACTTGATATGGCGAAGAAAGTGCATACTGTCTGATTCTTTCATTATTCGCTTCGACCATGTAGAGGTCTTTACCTGTTGTACTAATTCCAAAAGATTGTGGTCTGTTATCAGAGGAACCTTGACTATCATTATAATTGTTATAGTTGAATGGTTCATAAACCGCAGTGTCAAGTTGCCATGCAGTTGTCAGATCATACGTCTGCATACGGTCTCTTTCTTGACCGATGATAAGCATTCTTGTTCCATCAGAACTAAAGTTGACCTGAGTTGGTTGATTCTCTTGATCGCCAACGTAGAAGCTAGTTGTAAACGATGCAGATGTAATATTCCAATTAGATGCAAGGGAGAACTGGAATACATTACCAGGACGGTTGCCCATGGTTGTTGCAATACCAGCGGAAACCATTGCACTGGTGAGTCCGGAGGTATATGTAGCAGTGGTACCATAACCAACAACATACATCTCAGAACCGTCAGGTTTGAAGAAGAGACCTTGTGATGCTCTTTCATAATCAACAACGGTGAAGGTATTTGCAGTTGCTACCAGAGTTTCAACATCCCATGGAGTTGACAGATTGTACTCATAAACAGTATTTCTCTGTGTACCAATCATGAAACCTTTAGTTCCATTATAGTTGAAGATAAACTCTCTTGGTTCTGTATCCTCAGTAATCAGAGATGCATATGCATAATCAAGAGCAGGAGAAGTTGTTCTTGTCAGAGTTCCATTGTAAGAGGCACTAGCAACTTCCCATGGTTGACCAAGATCGTATTGGAAAATTCTGTCAGAACTTGTTCCAACAATATACATCTTCGATCCATCTGGCTTGAAGTCAACTGCTTCTGGTTCAATTTCTTGATAACCAATGTAGTAAGTACCACCAAGGGAAACTCTTGTTGTTGTGTCATATGGCTTGTAAAGATCATACTGGAATACAGTATCAGTATCTTGTCCAAGAGCATACAACTTAGTTCCATCGTAGTTGAATGAAAGGCTACGATAGTTTTGCTCTCTCCAAATAGCGTTATTTCCGCTATTGTTATTGTACAATGGATCAAACTTTTGCTTTCTATACTTAAGTGGGTTCTTTTGAACTTCACTATAGGTATAGAACTGCTGACCATCATTACTTCTTGCTGCAGTTCTAATATCGTATGGAGTAGAAAGATCGTATCTTGTAATCGCTGCAGATTGAATGCCAGTTACATATGCGATCTTACCTTCACTTGCAAATCCAAGGTGTTGAATTTGTTGATCTGTAGGAGTCAACCAACGTGGGTTTGCTGGCATTTGATACACATTTCCAAATCTGGATGTGAAGAAAATAGTATCTTGAGTGTCATGCTTAACATCAAAAGTGTAAACTTCATAATCAAATGTATACTCCGAAGATGGTGTAGATCTATAAGCTCTACTATCGGTTTGATCTTGATTTACGGATGTGAGATCCCAAGGTCTATCTAATGTATATGTAAAGAGTCTGTTTCCACTTTCATATACATACATGACCTTGCCATCTGGTCTAAACTTGACTTCATATGGAGAACCGAAGTCACCTGGCCAGGTATTAAAGTAATAACCTTCTGGACCATGTACGTTGTTTGGTTGATACTTAATAGCAGAATCAAACTGCCAGAGTCTATCACTGTCTCCAAGGATGAATGCCTTAGTACCATTGGTGTTGAATCCAACAGCGCGAGTGGTACCTTCAAGGTTGCCAACAGAACCATATCCATTAGAATGGACTCCTCTGTAAGTATCGATACCAACACTCAGAGCACTACCAACTCTATAGTCGTCGTCAAGAATGAATCTGTAAATTCTATTCTGTTGGTTTCCAACCATATTCAGGTGGATACCATTGTCAGACATGCAGAATCCTCTTGGGTCACTTTCAAATCTACCCATGTAGAATGCGTTACCATATCCATCGGAGGATGTAGTAAATCCAGTATTAGTGATGCGGATGTCATCTAACTGAGCACCATTGGTATCGAAGTATGCACCAACATGGTAGGACATGCCAGCACCAACATAGACTCTTTGAACTTCTACCTTGTTGATGAAGTGTCTAACATATCCATCAACACCGTAAGAAATTCTGAAGATATCTTCATTACCAACACGCCAACCACTTCCAAGAGCATCAACACTTTGAGATGGATTTGTGTGGTGTTTTGTTCTAATGGTAATTCCGCCACCACCTAAGTTGTTGTGGTTTTGGTGATAGAAACCATGAGAGATTGTACCTTGCTGGCCAGGTCCGCCAGTGTAAGTAGCAGGATCGCCAATGGTGGTAAGACCGACCATCTTCTGATAATCGCCACTTCCATTTGCTCTGACTCGATATTCCATTGTGAATGGAGCACCGAAACTAGAACCAGCAGCAATAGCACTTTGACTCCAGCTAGCTGCGCCAGATGTTAAGTTGACTTGTACAAGATCGGTATTATTATTCGTAAGAGCAATACCAGCAGTAACGGTATCAAAGTTCAGTACGCTATATGTAGCGGTAGATGCAAAACCAACGTGTCCTAAATCTGCTGTATCAATATCATAATTAGTACCAAGATTATATTCTACGAGATAGTCTAACTTTCTATCCAAGATATACATCTTGGAACCAGTGGAGTTGAATCCAATTTCTTCTGGAAGTAAACCATCAGGATAAAGACCCTTAGTCTTCTCGAAGGAAGCACTTCTTACGTTGAATGCAGTTGACAGACCATATTGGGTAATGGTAGTAGAACCAAAACCAACAACATACATCTTGGTTCCATCAGCATTAAACGCAAGTCCACCAAGGTTGGTCGCATCTGCATCAGAGACACTAAATCCAGTTGTTCCAAGACCAACAACATTATTAACTGGTGTTGTTCCTGCAGCGGAAACATGCTCCTGAGATCTTAAGATGTCATATGGATAATGCAGATTGAACTCAATAACTTCTTTCTTAGCATCACTAAGTACAAACAGTTTTGTTCCATCATTATTCCACTTAAACGATCTTGGATTTTCTCCAAAAGTACCGAATTTGAGGTTACCCTCTCCACCAGCATTGCTGGTATTTACTTCCCATGCATTATCAAGCCAATACTGTCTTACCCAGCTGTTGCTGTGAGTGGCAACATACAATCTCTTACCAGATGTGGAGAATGCAATAGATTGAATCTCTGTTCCTTCACTACCAGCATACATATTTGTCGAATAAACGGCACTAGTAATGCCCCAATAATGATTTTGTGGTAAATTATATTGATATACGCGATGGTTTGCGCCACCAATGTACATCTTACTTCCATCATAGTTGAAAGTCATGGAATATGGATTGCCTTCTTGACTTCCAACATAGAAGGAGGTAACACCAACGGTTCCACTATCAGAAGTTGTACCGTAACCAACGCGAGCTGGATCGTATCCGAATATAAACGAATTAATGTTCCAAGGAACTTGAAGTTCATATCTGAATACTCTATCACGAGAGTTTCCAACATGATAATAGTACTTGCCATCTGTACTGAATGCAGATCCACGAATAGATCCGTCTGATCCAGTAAACTGTTGGAATATGTATGATTGTCCAGTGCTTACATGACCAAGAGCTAAGGTTCCTTGATAGTCACCTCTTCCCAGAGATGTTCCAGTTCCATATTGCTTGACTTCAGAACCAGTAGAGTTGGAGTATCCAACAACAATCATCTTATCCATGTCTGGATTATACTGAACGTCTGTTGCAGTAGTAATACCAGATGGGAATGCTTTTCTGTTAAATCCACTTTCGAAGAAGTGCATACTGTTGCCATATCCAGCCTGAACACTGTAATCTGTCTCGTAATCAGTGTTCCATGCAAGAGCATTTTCAAAGTCATAAACATAACCATTATTGCCTGTAATATAGAGGTGCTTACCATCTCTACTCCAAGCCATACCATATGGATTGCCCTCTACAGTTGTAATACCAGGGAATCCAGTTCCATCAGCATTAGTTCTTTGGAATTGGGTGGTGAGTTTTTGATTTCTATATCTTGCGGTGTCAATTTCCCATGGAGTATCCAGTTCAAATACGAATGGTCTATCGGATCCTACACCAATGACGTACATTAAAGTACCGTCAAGGTTGAATCTCATAGATCGTGGTTGATATTCAAGTGCTCGACCACCAGCAGTATTATTATTCCAATTGAGGTCCAACATGAAAGACTTCGCCACACCAACGGTAGAGAATCCTACACCGCCGCTGTTTCCTGGATCTCCACCTTGCTCAGATCGTCTATAGTATCTTGTCTCCTGTCCTGTGTTTGCAGTACCAACATTCCAAGGAATACCAACTTCGAACTGCCAAATTGATCTAGAGTAGGAATCAGTGATGTACATCTTGGATCCATCTGGTTTCCATTCAATACCAGAAGCTTCATAAATTCCTGCTGCACCCAGATATGCAGTAGTAGTTCCAAGACCAGACTTACCATAACCGTAGATATCAATACCAAAATTGCTATATGTTCCACGACCATAATCAGTCATGGTGTGATAACCAAGAGTATCAATGTTCCATGGAGTTGCAGTAGAGATGTTATATTCATATACTCTATCTGCAGATGAACCAACAATATAGAACTTAAGACCATCAGGTCTTACATAGAGTCCGCGAGCTTCAGATTCGCTGTAACCATCTCTCCATTGTTGTGGATCTCCGCCATACCAGTTTCCTGCTCCAGCCTGTCCAGTTCTCCATCCCCATGAAGTAACAAGACCAACACCAGGATAGTAATAAGTATCGTATGCTACTTCTGAAGAGAAACCAGCTGAATAAACATGATTAGAAGTGCTGAGAGGGTACATTCTCATAAGACCCTCATTCCAACCCATTACATAAAGTTCGCGTCCAGTTGATCCAAATCCAACACCCTTAATTTGAGGATATCCATCATTTCTTTGAATGATGTTAATCATGTTCTGTTCTTGAGACTCAAAGTTGCCATATTGAGGCTTGCCAACATCCAGAGACTCTTCATACTTAAACTGACAAAGTGGCATTGTGCCACCAAAGGAAACGGTTGGATTCTGAAGATCGCTAGTAGTAGAAATACTCCATGCGTTTCTTAATCTATACTGCTTGACTTCACCACCAAAATAACTGCCAGCAACATACATGTTTCTGCCATCTGTGGAGAATGCAAGTCCTCTAGGATAATATTCTTTATCTCCCAAATAGCTATTCCAGAATTTAAATGTCGAGTCATGAGACATCGACTTAATACTGTTTGCAATTCCTAAGGAATAACGATATACGGAATAGTTATAAAGGCCAGTAATATAGAAATAATCGCCTGCGGTGCTGATGGCACAAGCGTTAATATCGTTTTCTGTTCCATACTGTCCACTTGGAGAAATAGACGTGGATGTGCCCATACCAACGACAGCCACAATATCAGGGTGTCGTAATGATGTTGTTGGGTCAATATCATAAGGATTTTTTAGAGGGAACTCATATAGTCTCTGATATCCTTCACCGATCATGAACAGTCTTCTACCATCAGAGGAGAAGCACAGATCTCTCATGTCGCCGTCATCATCCTGGGAATAATATCCAGTGGTACCTACACCAACAGAGTCAACATAGAAAGATGTTGTCAGTGAGAATTGAGAAACGATGCTATTTCCCTGAACAAAGAGTTTGCCACCATCGCTACTGATTCCAACTCCTCTTGGATTATTTGGATATCTATTGTAAATTTGACCAGAGTGGTTCTCTCTGCTTGTATCGTTGAGTTGGAAATAGGTTACAAAACCAGCAGAATTTAGTTCCCAAGGTTCTGAAAGATGCCACTGGAATACTCTATGGTCATCATAATCAGTAGTGTACATATATGTGCCATCTTCGCTAAATGCGAGACCTTGTGGGTTATCATGGCTGTTATTGTCTAGGTGGAATGCCCACTGTGTACGGTACTGGTGTACACTTATATTCCAACTGTTACCATCTCCATAAGAGATGATCATTCTCTTACCATCTCTAGACCATTTTGCAGATCTAATATAATAATAACCTGGACCTCTGAGACTTTGAGTATCTACAGTGTAATCTGACTGACTAACTCCATCTGCAAGAGTCCATGGTGTTGTCAGATAGAACATTCTAATATATCTTTCACCAGCATAATAAAGAGTTGTACCATCTGTAGAAATGCCAATATCTCTTGGTGTTCCTTCGCTTGTAGTGCTCTGATAAACAAGATTATATGATATTGTTGTTAAGTCCCATGGGGTAGCAAGGTCAAGCTCATAAATTCTATCTTGACCATATCCACAAATCCACAATTTTGTTCCATCATTTTTCCAAGTGATACCTTCAAGGTTTCCTTCACTTAAAGGAGAATCACTTGTTCTGAACTTATTTCCTGTGTATGTTGCGGTTTTGATATCCCAAGGAGTTGAAAGTTCATGGCGGAAAATATTTGAGTTATCGCAAATATAGAGATATTCTCCATTATAGCTGAAGACAAAATCTCTGGGATCAGTCAACAAAGTACCAAAATCAAATGGACGAGAAGTCCTATACATTTTGAGTCTGTAATTTCCATCAGTGGTAAGAACAAACATTGTCTTACCATCAGGAGAAACTTGAACGTCCTGTGGACTGTTTCCTACATAAAGTCTACGTTCAAAATTATAGGAAAGTCTATCAACGTTAAACGCTCCAGGCAGATCATACTGTGCAATAATTCCATTGGAGTCTGCAATATAGAAGTTGAAACCATTAGGTCTCATAAAGAGAGACTGAGGGCTTTCTAATGTTTCGTCAAGAATCAGTGGATTGGTTGTTTCGAATCTATTGAAAGAACCGGAGTTTGGAACGTATGCTGTACCAAGATACCAAGTATACAGTTCTCCATTGTCACCAAGAATGAAGAGAATGGTTCCATCATCATTGAAAGAAACGGACTTTGGTCTTACGTTTGTAGGATCAAACCATACACTAGTAGTTCTGGCATCATTCCAGTCACCCTGTCCATGTGGAGTACCAATATCCGTAACACCGTTCAAGGTGGCACGCATACGGGTGATTGGATCCAGGACGAGGTTTGTGGAAAGACCTACAGTTTTCTTTGAAGTTGATTGGAATTTGTTTGTAATTGTTGTTACATCAAATCCAGTAGATAAAGTGAATGTGGTGATGCTATCATCAGTTCTAGATACTACGAAAAGGCTTCCGCCACCAGAACTGAAGTAAATTCCATCGATATCGGGAACTGCACTTTGTAAAGGAGCAAAACTTCCGATAGTTCCTGTAGAAAGATCACTAGCAGTGGTCAGATCGATTTGATAGAGATTTCCTCTTTCGGTACCAACGAAGAAGATTCTATCATCAGTTTCATTAATAGCAAGTTCAGTTGGAGACGATTCATAATCTCTAATATCAAAGTCTACATTATCAAATGTAGCAGATGTAATATCCCATGCAGTAGAAAGGCTGAACTGAAGAATTTTTACATTCTGTCGTCCAACTACATACATTTTTGTACCTGCGCTATTGAGAATAACGCAGGTAGGTTGATTTTCGTATTGTTTTACATCAAATGACTTGAACGGTGGTCGATATTTGGCAGATTTTAAACTCCAAGCTGTACGAGTTAACTCTCCCTCTTTTTGGAGTGCCTGAATATCCTTAGCTTTCCACACACCAGGTCTTTTGCCTGGTTCCCAATTTTGGGGTGTGTTTCCAATATAACCGCCTTGAGGTGCGCTCATCTTCGTCTCCTTTGGTACCTTATACGAAAGTGTTGTTTTTTATAATTGTTTTCTATTATGCGCTAAGTTCTTCATACTTAACAAGAACTTCTAAGTAATCGGCGTTATCTGCCTTTACGATGATATTCTGATTTTCTTCTAAGTAAAGTCCGCTGTCTTTGTCTACGACGATCAGAGCAGAATCCGCTGGAACTGGCATTGTGGATGCAACTCTATATGTTGTTGCAGCACCAACAGTAGACCAACCAACGGTTACGTTAGTTGCATATGTCCCTTGTACGTTGGTAATTCTGATATTGTCTACTCTTAAAACCTTGCCCGAGTCTGCAGTGTTGGTTACAACTCCAACATAAGCAGTAGTATTGAGACCAACTGCGGTCTGTCTTGCAAGAATGTTTGATGTGTTAGCTAAATTTGGTGCAGCCATTTTTGTAGAAACTCCTGTTTATTAATTTATATGAGATCAACCGAAGATTGATGCGTAAACGAAAGACTGTGCTGGTGAGCCGCCACCACCACCGCCACCGGAAATTTTAACGTGGACGGTAGTGCCTTCTGCTCTGATACTGTTACTTGTACCAACAAAGTTAATTGTGGTAAATCCATAACCAATCAGAGATCCTTCTGAAGTAACACCGACATTAATTCCGGAAAGTTGTGATCCATCTCCAGTATAAGAAGTTGCTTGGGCAATTCCAAGCGTCGAAATACCGCTAACATTTAAATTCGTAGAAGACGAAGAGGTAGAATTTAAGTTAGCGATGGTTGTTATACCACTCGCATTTAAGTTTTCGGTCTGAGTACTTGTTGCTGTGAGCAGACCAACAGTCGCCACACCAACATTTATAATACTCCTACTGTCATCAATAACAGTTGTTCCTGAGACTTTGATTGCCATCTTCGTGTTACCACTCGGCTAGGGTTAGATAAATTTATTTATCAATTTTCACCTTTCAAAGTACGGACTTCCTCACTAAGTTCTTTAATAGCCTCAATCAAAACACCTATAATGCCATTATAATTTACGGTTCTTGGATCACTTCCTCTGACCAGTTCCGGAAGAACCTGTTCAAGTTCTTGTGCAACAACACCGAAAGATGGTTGACCGGAGTCTTTCCAATCAAATCGAACTCCACGCATCTGTTCTATCTTAGTTAATGCACCTGATACTGTTTCTATATTTGTCTTATAGTTTACGTCAGAAAGAGAATCAAAATCTTGTGCTGTGCATACTCCAGTAATATTTGTATTTCCGCCTATTACAACATCTTCGTTGATGAAGACATCTCCACCGAGAGAAGTTCCTCCACCAACAACATGCAGTTTGTATAATGGAGCAGTTGTGCCGATGCCGATACTTGCAGTCTTAATTCCAACATCGGAAGTGTCTACAGTAAAGAATTGTGCTCCTGTATTTAATGCATAGATAGCGGTTGAACCAATACCAACATCAGTTCCCTTGATGTTGATTGTTCCTCCATCAAATACCAAATCTGGTGAAGCATCAAGACTTCCGCTAGTGGCATATTGAATTTGACCATCATCGCCAGCAGCTCCACCACCGCCGCTTCCGCCAACAAGAGTAATTGTTGTAATGCCAAGAACTTCATTTGATTCTACGGTAGAAACCGCAGATCCTCTAAAATTAAGAGTCGTAATTCCATATCCAACAGAAAATCCTGTTGATTGGATTCCGATTCCACCACCAGTAAGTTGAGATCCATCTCCAACAAAAGCCGTAGCAGTGACTACTCCAGATACGCTTAGGTCTCCGCTAATATCTGCACTATTGTTGATGTCAAGATAACCACTAATCGTGCTGAATCCAGTTACACTCAGATTTCCACCAATAGAAGTATCATCACCTAAAGTAGTAATACCGGTTACATTTAGATCTGTTTGAGTATTAGGAGCATTAGCTACTGCTGCTTCTATTGTCGCGGTGGTTGTTGCATCAAGAGAAGCAATATTTTGAAGTTGTCTCTCATTGGATACAATTTGAGTAGACCCAATACTTATAGTATTTGTTGTAGTGATTCCAGATACGGTAACGTTATCAATCTGGAGGTTAGTCGCAAATAAATTATCTTGAAGTGTGGTTATGCCAGTGATGTTTACATTTCTGCTGACATATAAGTCTTGAGAGACTGTAGCAATTCCACTAAAACTTAGGTTAGTTCCTTGAAGATTGTCGATTGTTGCAGCAGTAACGTCGATAGTAGGAATTGTTCCTACTCCAGTTACGGTTAAATCGATAACTTCTATACTCTTAGCATAGAGTCTTTCGCTAATATCCGCATCACCTTGAACATAAAGCGAAGTTGTTCCTGCCCCAGTTCCTCTGACATCTAAGAGATATGCTGGTAGAGCAGTTCCAACACCAACAGATCCGCCAATTCCAAGAACAGTAAGAACTGAACCATTAGTACCAACATTCAGTTCTGTAGTTACTGTTGCTAAACCGGAAATAATAATATCGGTAGCACCGATACCGCCAATGACATCCAATTCAAAGGCAGGAATCGTACTACCGATACCAACTTTATTATTTGCTGAGTCGGCAACAAGTAAAGTATTGTTTACTTCTAAACCGTTCTTGACGACAAAATTCTTATTGATTGCCATTGGGTTTCACTCTCCACCCCTATGTTTATATTTTATTTATCGTCAGAAAAACTCGTACCAGAATCCTCCATCTCTTTCGAGAATATTTCCTTTATCTACAGTTATAGTCAAATCATCATAGTTATTAAGTACATCATCAGAACTAAAATCTTCTAATCCCAACTGTGCTCCATTCATTCTTAATGAACCAGATTGATCTGTTACTTTATAGATAGATCCTCGTCTTATCTGTTTTACAACATTCCCCAATTCTCCTCCAAAAGAAGAAGCACCGAATTTCATAGTTGCTGGACCTTCGCCACTTTGCAATGTAAATGTTATAAAATGATCTGGTCCACTTTCGAGAGCAGCAGTAAACGTCACATCTTCTTCAATGAATCTTTCGTCCCCAAGTTCAAAAATAACTTTAGCAATACCAGTGTTTCCACCTTGAGTTGCTTCCAGAACTTCGACTCCTCCAGAATTATATCCTGATCCACCGCCACCGCCACCGCCGCCGTTTCCACCAGCTCCACCAGTGGCTCCATTGCCACCAACTCCTCCATTATTAATTCCTTTTCCTGCAGTGTTTCTGATTCCGTATCCAGCTTTAAAACCGGAAGAAAGTTCTGCGGTTCCATTAGTAGGAACTCCCTCAGGATTATAAAAAATTCGATTACCTACTTCTTGACAAGGTGCATATCCAGCTCTTCTATAATATCCTCCTCTAGGACAAGGAATAATTCTACCACCAGCAGGAGCATTTGCAATAGTATCTCCATCAAGCAAAAATCCTGGTTGATTAAAAAAGTCTGCGCTAGATCCAAAAATTCCTGGGAAAGGTAAAGTTCCTGCTTGCCATAAGACTCCACCACTTCCACCACCAGGACCAGAACCAGCTCCACCAGCAACACCTACTCCTCCACCAGGACCTCCGTTTCCAGAACTTCCAGCACTTCCTCCTGCAGCAGAAACAGCAAGTAAACTTTGCTTATGATACAAGAAAATAGAACCACTACTATTAGCCTGTGGAATATTATTTAAAATATATTCTTCGCCCTGTTTAATAGTGAATCTAATTTTAGAATATCCTCCTTCTCCACCGGAATAACCATTAGCACTATACCCTTTTGCTGCATATAGATGCATAATTATTCTAACATCTCTCTCTGGTGCATAAAATCTAACAATACCTGTAATGGCAGGATTGTTAGCATCAAGTACGTGTTGATCAGTATCAAAAAAATTAATGGAATCAGTTCCATTTAAAACAGCAGATCCTTGATTGATGTATTCGAAGTTTACAATTTGTCTTGCACTTACAACATCATAACGAACATTGCTACTATATTGTGGACTATTTCCTGATAATGGATGAGTTACCTTACATCGAACTCTTCTTTCAGAAATATAGTCGGATACTATTACAAGTCTGTTTGTTCCAGATCCAGAGATTACTGTAGTCTTTCCATCTCCATGGTTGATAGTTCCATCGGAAATATCAGTTTGGTTTATTTGCCATCTATAAGATTCTGCTCCTTGAGAAGAATCTGTAAGAGATGCTGTAACATTAAATATTCCAGTAAGACCTTGAGCAATACTTAATGGTGAGGGTTGTCCTGTAATTTGAATTTCGGGGAAAACCGTTATCGTCGCAATATTGGAATGATAATTTTCATTTAAAGCATTACCAGTTGATCTTGCAGTACCAACTGTGACTGCAGAACCAACTGGTTGAGAATATGCAGACGGAGCATAGTCCGCCGTGAGATAAAATTGTCTTCCAGAATCTCCAGGAGAATCAAGATTGGAAATAGTGAGGATGGTAGTTCCAGCCCCACTAATTCTTCCTCCGTCAGTTAAAGAACCAATTCCAACTTCATACCATCTATAAGATAAGTATCCATCATTAGCAGCTACTATAGGTGGATCTTGAACTGGAAAGGTAGCAGTGGCTAGTCCAGTAAAAGTAAGACTTGTGCCATCTGCTCCCGATACTGATGATGGGTGAGTGACCCATGAAATAATGGGTCCATTTAATTCTAAACTTGTTTGGAGACTCTTTGCTATTCTCATAAGAAGTTCTGACCTCCGACGAATCCGTACCAGTTTGTTCCGCCATCAAACGTTTTGAACGAGTAGATGTCTGTTCTTGATGCTTCAGTTGTCACTCCAGGAAGAACTCCTCCACCTGGCCAATAGAGATTAATTGGATTGGCACCACTGTCTACGAATGTAGTAATGCCAACGGAATAACCACCTGTAGAGTTTTGATCAATTTTGACCATCCAAGAAGTAGCATCTGATGGGCAGTTGAGAATTTCAAATTTCTCAACAACAGCATCAACTTCTAAAGTGAAGTTATTTGCCTTAGACAAGTCTACCGTTACTACACCAGAACTGATATCAAGAATCTCTACACCTTCGGAATATGATTTAAATCTAGCAGATCCTTCAACGTCAAGTTTCGCTCTTGGTGTTTCTGTACCCATTCCGACATTGGATCCGAATGTAGAAATTGCGGTTCCAACTACAATCTTCGTGAATGTTCCGACACCAGCATTGATTTGACCACTAGTAGAATTAAAGTCAAATGCATTTGCCGTTAGCATTCCACTAACTCTTAGGTTAGTGGCAGAAAGGAAACCAACGAAGTTAGCATATCCATTAACATGTAACGTTGTTGCTCCAGTTCCAACAGCTCCAATTTCAGTGATAAATCTTGGGTTTGTTGTTCCAAGACCGACTCTTGTTAGATTTGAATTATAAATTCCATTTGTAACTTGAGTCCAACCAAGCGCAGCTGCGTTGAGGTTAGTAATACCAGATCCGTCACCTGCAAAGTATCCAGCATATAAAGTTCCAGAAATATTAGTATTTCCACGAACATTTAGTTTGTAAAGATTTGCGCTTGTTCCAATTCCAACTCCATTGGTATCTACTGCAAATAAATTGGAACCAGATCCTATTTGAAGTCTGTTGACTCCTGGGGATGTTGTTGCAATTCCAACCTGATCAAACAGAGCGATGTTAAGATTCTTAGAAAGACTTACATTGCCGAAACGATACCAGTCTTGATTTGAAGTATAGACCCATCCAATATATCCACCTGCAGATGGATTGTCGAAGTATACTACGTCTCCAGGAGTGCCAGAAAGAACTGGTGTTGCAATTCCAACAGTATATTTTCTAGAAACAGTTGCATCACCTTGAATGAAGAATGAAGCACCTTCAATTCCTTTTTCAGATGTAGAAGTAATCTTATTACTAAAGATTACTGGACCATTGAATTCGGATGACGCGCTATTATCTGTTCCTCCTTCAACTCTAATAGAACGTGTGAAAATTCCTTCGATTGGACTAATGACGTTGATGTTTGGAATTACTCCAATATCATCACCAGTTACAGTACGGATAGGAGTATCAAAGATTTCTTCTTGTCCAGTAACAGTACTAAGTTTCTTGTTACCAGCATAAGAAATTCCTCTATCGTTCATTCCTGTGTAGAAGTTAATTCCACCATCTTCTCTAGTAGATTGAGCTAGAAGTTCTTCATCAGGAGTAATAGAGCGATCTTGTTTATCTGGGAAAGCAGTAGAATAGTTTCCAGGACCAAATCCAACATATTCAAAAGTATGTGCAGAAGCACGCATAATAGAGTGTCTTCTCAGTTCGACAGGAAGAACATTTACCCTAGTAACAATGGAATTTGTTGAGTGTGTTGTTGCCCTTGTTCCAAGTACACCACGGAAGACATTTATAGGATTGGTTGGAGTACTTGGTACATTTGTTTTAACTCTGACGATTTCATTATCAATCATCAGATAGTCTCCGATGTTGATATCGAGATTTCCTACATTTGTAATATTAATATTTTCCGCAGTTGCCGTAGCAATAGCAGATCCTAATGTTGTTGTGATGCCAGCGTAACCGATTGACATTCTTCCATTCAGGTTCTCATTATCACCATTAACAACTCCACCCCTAGAAGTTCTTCCTGTTTTAAATACTTCCGCTGTCCCTGAGAGAGAAGTTGGTGCAATAGATTTTCCAATGCCGACAGAGAAAGTAACTAAGTCAATCTTTCTCTTTACAATGAATTCTCCATTAAACAGAGTTGTGGAACTATTAATTCTTACTTTAGAGTCAACAGAAAGTCCATGTCTAGACGCAGTGACGATAGTAGCGATACCAGCAGTGTTGTTATAGTCTAAAGAAGATATCGACAAAGCGGGTCCGGTAAGGTATGCATATGCGTTAGATGTAAAGCTGGCATTTAAACCTGTTGTTGTAACTCCTGAAATTGATTCGTAGGAGAAAACAGTAACACTTCTAGCTGATCCTACAGGAATTTCCGAAATCTTATACAGTCTATTAAACTTATGATTTGATTCGGACTTAATTCCAACTACTTCGATAACATCTCCAATATTATTGTAAATCTTGCTGACAGTAACGGTTGCCTGTGAATATGGAGCAAAGGTGCTGATGCCTGTAATGGCAAGAGTATTACCTTCAGCATAAGCACTACCACCATCCATGATCTTAATATCTGTAATTCCACCAGCGGCATCTACAGTAATTTTAGCTGTAGCATATTGCCCTGTTGTGGAACCAGCAAGTCCAGTAAGAGTGGCATTGTATACATTTCCAGATATTCCAGATCCATATCCCGATCCACTATTAGCAATACTAACTCTTGTTATTCTATTGAGACCATGATCTACATGAGTTCTAAGTGTATGAGTTTGTGCCGATCCAACTAATCCTGGATCATAAGATATAACATCAGTAACTCCAATACCAAGTTTTGTATCATCGACAAGTTTGTTTATGGTTTCTTTTGTTATGCTACTTTGAACATCATTTACAACAACTTTACCAATCAGATCTGAAGTTGCAAAGGATCTTGCTTCTAATGGATCAGAAACAGGATTATCTTTATTGTTTTGTGGGAAAAATTCCTGTACACTTTGGAGATATCTATTAGTAGAAAATGGTGTTACTGTCGGAGAGTTGCTGGAATTTAAGAAAGTCAAATAGTAGATACCATCTTGTCTACCTGCAATATATTGTTTTGCCTCTTCAACCCTATAAACAACATAGGTATCTTTGAATCTCTTTCTCTTGAAATATGGAAGATTTGTATTTCTTTGATTTGTATTGTTTGTAAACGAACCTTCATCAGCAGAAGATTCAAAAACAAATTGCTTCGCATGTGGAACTTCGCTTACAGTCCATAATTTATTATATCCTACATTTTGAGTTCCTGCTGTATTTGAAGTGCTCTTAATATTATAAAGTTCTACTTCATGTCCAACTTCGATGTTATGTGGAAGTTCTGTTGTGACATATACCTTTCCACCACTCCAAGAAACATTAGAAATTAATCTAAAGTTTCTTAATTGATTTACGTTATTAATAGAACCTGTTCCAAAGTAAGTTTCAACTTCTCCTGTAGTAGAACCGATAGAAGTGTTTGATTCTTGAAGAATAAATCCTTCCTGAGGTGGTCTTGCTACAACTCCTCCAGCATTAGCGGGAATTACATAACGAGCCCTGTATACAGTGTCATTTGCATTTCTTGTATCTGGTTGTCTGGTGAAGAAAGTTCTTGGAGTCGCAGATCCAAGAGCAGTTGTTCCAAGTCCAACAATGGTAGGATAAATTGTATTATCGGAACCAACAGTAACGTACCATTGAGATTCTACGGAGTCGTATTGAAGTGGATGCCCAAGATCTCCGGCACTCTTATCAGACACACGGCTTTCGATTTTAATCGATCCACCTTTTTCGTTGATTGGTACTGGCTCTCCAGCTACCGCATCGTTCAGTGTTTTTGCAATTTTCAACTGAGTGTTTGTGGTGATTCCAGAGAACGATGTGCTAGTAATCGCATAGTAAATTCTATTTGGAATTAATCCATCAGGAAGACTTCCATTTTCGGATATAATTCTAATACTCTCTCCGTTTGATAATGTATGTGCTGCTGTAAGTTCAACAACATTACTCGTGACGCTATTGACTCCTGCAGAACTTTGATTGACACGGAAAAGTTTTTTGGAAGTAACATTAGATCCTTCCATATAAATGGATCCAGAATACTTAGTAATTGATCCACCAACGGAAATCAATACATCAAGAGTATCTCCGGATTTAGCACCAAATCTGTATCCATCAATAATATTGGTTGGAGGAACATCAGAGTTTATTTCATTATAGAGATAGAGTCTTGTGCTATTTCCTACGCTAATAGTTTTGGATACATCAATAGAGTTAAATTCAATATTAACATTTTCATTTTCAATTTCTTTAGGTGGAAGAATATGCGTAATATATCCTATATCATCTTGAGAAAATGCTTCTTTTCTAAATCCTTTTGATAAAAGTGCTTTAGCACCAAAGTTGGAGTTTGAGTTGGTGATTGACATATCACCACCAGATTCACAAAGGAATTGATTTGCATATCCAATAGCAAAAATAGATACGTTCTGAATGAACGCATTATTGGAACATTTGATATGGTAGTTTGCGTAATTTGGTTTGTATACTGCTTTGGAATTATTACTTAAGGTAGCATTTCCGGGACTGGTAGAATCTTTCCATTCTCCGGTGGTTGTATCGTATAATACGAATGCTCTATCATCTTTTTGCAATCCAATACCAGTGAATTGGGCAACAACCATGGATTTAAATCCAGTTGCCTTTGATCCATCAGCATGAAGTCCATTCATACCGAAGACAGATCTCATCGATATATTGAAAATATATGGAGATGCTGATGTTACAGTATCAGACTGCAGTGAAAGATTTGCTCCAGTTGAAGTAGGAGAAGGTTCAATAGGTGGATTTTGGACTTGATATTTAATTTCTGTGGAACTTAATTTTTCACTGACAACATATTGACCATTATATCCATCTTCAACAACTCCTGTAATTCTAAAAGGTGTATCTACATCTAATCCATCTATTGCAGAATCAGTTGTTACTGTAATATTTGTTGTGGATACGCTAGTGCTTGAACCATCATGAGAGCGAATGCTGGAAATACCTACAGAAATGCCTGTAGATCCAACAATACGGTGCTCATCAACCTTCGGTTGAATGTCTAATCCACTAGAAGGATAATCTGGCTCAACAGATCTTCCACTAGCTTGTCCATATGCAAGACCAACCTTTTCATAGTACATGTCCAGATCAGTTCTGTCTGCACTATAAGTCATGAAAGCATCAGCGATGCTTACATTATTGGATCCATCAGCATACTCAAAACAAGTTAATTTGTGGTGGGAGTAATTTGGAACAAACTTAGTATCAGTATAATCAGTATATACTTGACCGTTGGGATCTCCATCAAAGAAAGAGAACTGCCAGAAGTAACATCCTCCAGTAACACGGAAGATGGCAGAGTTTTCTATATTATCGTTGGTGGAACTAGGAACATACAAAGGACGGATCTTAGTTTTTCTGAGATCCATACCTACAATAGATGTACCACGGGGAATGATAACTCCACCGTGGATACTGTTCATTTTATACAGTGCGTTGTCTGCAACTGTTAAATCGTAGTTGGTTGTTAAATCCCATGGAGAAAAATTACTACTGGATGACCCATTTCGTAATTTGAAGTTGCCAACTCCATCAGGAATCCAACCAGGACGGTTATCAATTGGATAGTCGCCAGGATATAAAAGAATTGTGGTTTGACCAAACCTATCGTTATTCAAACCTCTCTGATATGAAAACCTTGCGGCTTCAATTAAAGCACGCTGCAGAGATTTAAATGGTCGAGTAAGTGAATTGCCCTGATTCTCGATACTATCTGTAGAATCTAAATCGTTTGGGTTTACATAAAGAATGTTACCACGAGCATTCTTTAAAAAATTATCTAACCTGGAAAGACCCATCTTATTAATGCTTAGAGTTCCGTTATAGATTATTTATCATAAGAGAAAAAGAGGAAATTCTCTATATTACACCATAACTTTCTTCTTTCCACAAAACATTTAACCCAAATTCAAAAACCATTAGATACCTATGTTTACGGCTTCTATCTCTCCATTCTCCTTCAGATCCTCTAACACTGCCACGAGAATGTTTAGTGCCATCAGCATAATAAAAGTCTTTTTTTGGATCTGTTAACCCATAATATTTGAAATTACAAGCTCGGTATATAGTTCCAGTGTGGTGATTAGAGTCAGCGTAACTAAGAATAGCACGAACTGTGGCATCTTTCCTAAACCTCCTTATACAACGACTTACAAACCAAGAGGTAATATTATATTCTTCTTTCTGTACTTCTGGATCCATACAAAGACGGGAAAGTTCAAATAAACCTTCCTGTTGATTTCTTTCTAACCCAAATGCTCCTCTGGCAATTTCTGGAACAGGGAGACCAGTAAAAATGCAAGCGCCAAGACACTTGCCAATCCTAAGAGGACACTCCCACTCAGTCCGTTTAAAAAGCCCATAGTTATACCCCGATTTGAAATCTTTGGACTCATCTTTAAGATAATGATGATTATAAAGAAGATCTTTTACTTCTTCTTTACTAACTCTATCTATATAAAAATCAGATTTCATTTAGGTATTTCTACTCACTTTGTTTTGATTCTAAAATATATTCTACAGTGTTAGCAACATCGTTCATTGCTTCACGCAAAAATGGATGTTGTCCAGCATATTGAAGATTGGAGTCAATTCCTTTGTTATTTTCTTCGCATAGTGTCCATCTCCATTGTCCCATTCCACTAGAATACCATAAGTTAATTTTCATTTTAATCTATTGGCAACATTTCTGGATTCTCAATGTCCATTTCAAATAAACATGGATGACATTCTTCCATGATTAGGTAACCTGATTGCTTATAAAGTTCTTCGTGTGACAATTCAGGTTGCTCATTTGCTATATTTTGAACTTCTATTGTATTTTCTTTATCTTCAACATCATCAAAAGTAAAAACAAATCCTCTGATTCCATAGGTTAAAACCAACTTTGCTGTGTTATCTTCATAGTTGATCAACCAACGATAAGAAGTTTCTATCCTATGTGCCATCGTATTTTCTTTTTAGTATATAGGAACGGTCGGACTTGAACCGACACGGGAATACTCCCAACAGATTTTAAGTCTGGTGCGTCTACCACTTCCGCCACGCTCCCAAAAAAAGTCTTGTTAGACTTCAATTTTTACAACATCAGTTGCGACTTCGTAGGTAGGTGGATGAAAAGCACAATATTCGTTAAAGGTGATTTTCATCTCCTTGTTGGTCAGACCCGCATTTGCCGCTGCTTTGGGCAAATTCCATTTTGCCGCGAACAACATTTCCATAGAGTGTCTTGTTTCTGGTCTCATATTCGTAGCACTTTAGGATTTCTTCGTAGAGTGATGGTGGATGTTCAATCACAGAGGATTTGCATAGGATACAACATCTTCATCGCAATTTTCGCGAATGTATGAGAGAACACCCATAAACTGATCCATGGTTTCGCAGTCTACAACTTTAGAATCTCCTTCATTAGAGTAGATGTAAAATTTACGAGTGCTCGGATCAACAACGCACTTGGTCAAAAATTCATCTTGCATTGGGAAGGTCCCTTGATTACCCACATATTATAGGATGATCAGGATCCCTTGTCAAGGGTTTCAGCGACAAATTTTTGAATCAGATCCTTAACATAGTTGTGCTCGAAGTTGAAAGAGTATCCTTCATTGCCGCCAGGATAATCTTCATGAGATTCTCCCTCATACTCAACGATTAGGTCATCATCAAGTCTACGGGCAACGATATAATAATCACCATTAATCGGACCACCAGCATTATTTCTGACAACAACTTGCTTTCCCCAACGAATTTCTTGAACAAAGAGTTCTTGCCATGAACCAATCGGAGTTAAACTGATTGACATATCATCGGGATTTATAAGTCCATCCCAGAACGTTGGAAGGTTAATGATGCCATCTGCAGGAATTTTTCCTCTGCAGTAAACAGCGATTTCTGGTCCTTCAATACAAACATGGCGAAGTCTCCATCCCTTCTTATTAGGGTGAGGCATATCAAATGGAAGATTCTTTTTGTTTGAAAGAATGTGCGCTCCTCCATTAGACTTAACATCACCGCCAACGTTTACAGTTCCATTGCCATCCAATAATGTATTAACTTGAAGTTGATCGATCTGAGCATTTCCATGAATGAATCTATCACAAGCATTGTCAGGATAATCATCCTCAATATCTCCAGTTGAAGCATATGCAATATACTGAAGATTAGTTTTCTTTGTGCCATAAATTCCTTGATCACAAGTTCCATCATCGGGAGTGTGATTAAAACTAAAATTTGCCATTATTTTTTCCTATCGTAATGATATCCTGAGATTGAATATTCGTCATTGTTGCCAGGATAATCTTCTGGACTGGTTCCTTCGTATTCGGGAATCAATCTTTCTCCATCAGATCTAGTAGCAAAAATTTGGTAGAAGCAGTTGATAGGCATTCCTGGTCTTGCTTGAAGATATACCTTCTCTTCATCCCAACGTTTGACAATTACATCTTGGTGAGCACCAATAGGAGTCAAAGTTACGGTGATAGTTGTGTAATCAACCAAATCTTTCCAATAGGTTGGAAGAACTATCTCATTTTTCGTTACTCTTCCTCGACAGTAAACGTCATTGGAAGGTCCCTCTGGACAAGTATGTCTTAGTCTATATCCTGGTTTTGATGGATGGGGAATGTCAAAATTTTTCTTTGCCGAAAGAATATGACCTCCGCAACGAGACATAACTTCTCCATTGGCAATTATATTTTTTCCAGCATTAATAGTTCCACTTACATCAAAGTTTTCAAAAACAGCAGCGTCTCCAGACACCAATAAAGAGTATGGAGAATTATTTGCGCCAAAACACAATGACCCAGGAATGGGCAAAACTGAAGTATCTGAATTTACGCATGGTCCAACCATCAAAGTTGCTAAGACTCCTGGGAATGCTCCAGGATCTCCAACAATTTGTGGTCCTTCTATGAATGCTGATCCTCTAACTTTTGCTGGACCTAAACCAAGAGCTATAGGTTTTCCTGCACCAACAAAAAGTTGACCACCAAGGGCAACATCGTCAAACAGCATCGACATATTTAAATATTAGATCAGGATATAGAGTATTTATTATACACTTTTATATTGTTTATTGCAACTTTGTATTTTTTTGTTGAATATCTTTGCCACCTAGTTTGCTGTCTTTTGTGGCACAAGCATCTGTAACTCCTCTAATCATAGAACTGTATATTTCTAAAGTAGAATTGGCAACAATCTCGCCCAATCCAGTAGAAGCAATTTTCCATGCATTTGAAGCATCGATTACAATATTTTTTGATTCTAATTTTATTCCTTCACTACTTACAACATGAATATTTCCTTGCGGACCTTTAGCAATTATATCAATGTCCAAACCTTCTATTCTTACTCTACCATTTAGAGCTCTGATAGCAATGTTTCCATTTTGAGCACATAGAACTAGAGATTCAGTTTCTCCATCCTTATCAAGCCCACACATAACCTGGAAATTTCCTGGACTAGTGGAAGATGTCCATCCTTTTCTTGGACCATCTTTATCGAGGCTTAATTGGTGTCTTCCATCTTCCCCCTGCAAAGCAACATCACTAATAACAGTTCCATCTTTGCTAATTCTACCAAAAGATATGTTTCCGTCTTTTTGTCCTAATTTTGTTGTATGAAAATTAGATTTTGCTGTTGAAGACTCTCTACTATTGGCGCTTGGACTATTCTTTGGAGTTGCCATAATTAATTAAAATTTACGCCATTGGAAGGGGTATTTGGAATATTTAGTCTAGGATCATTAGAACTAATATCTGTACCTTGTCTCTGAATTGCAGATGGAGCAGTAGTGACTTGAGAATCGATACTTTCTTTGAGAGTATCATAGACTTGAACAAACTCTCCTGCTGTCTCGTAGTATCCAGCATAACGAGTGCCATCTTTGTAGAAGACAGCACCATAGTAAGGACGACCAAAAACGTAACCTGTTTGTTTTAGTCCAGCAAGATCAGTTACTTGAACCAACTTATCTTGATCAATAAAGATTGGATCTCTGATAACTTTAAATACTGGAACTAAAACTGCATTATATCCTGGATTTTCTGCAGGAACAGTTATGGAGGGATAATCAACATATCCCAATCCTGGAGACACGCAAACTTTCAGTATTTCTCCATTAGGTCCAATCTCACAAATCTCTGCCTGTGCTGGTCCTTCAACATCAATAGGTCCAAGTTCATATCCTCTTCCTGGATCTACTGGAATAATTTCTTGAAGTTCTAATCCAACATTATAAGTATTGTTTCCTGCAACAGGAATATATCCATTTCCAGGATCAATTGGAATAATAGAAGTTACAATTCCAACTCCTCCGCCAGGTTTAGGACATGGTGGAGCAACCAAAGCAGCAGAAACCCCTATGGGATTTTCTTTCCATGATGCTCCATCACCATCAAGTAATCTAGGAACACGAATTCTAAGCAATAAACCTGTAGGATTATTTCTGAAGATAGTTCCATTAGTTCCTCCCCCTGGAAGATTAATTACCTTTACTTGTATTGTGTGAAGTCCTTCAGTAATATTAACCTTTCTCCATTCATCACCATTTTGATTGAATCCATTTCCATTTAAAACCTTTACTCCATCAATAAACACTTCCGAAGTATTATCTGAAAGGAATGAAAACTCATATTGAGTAGACTCTGGAAATTTTACATTACTCCAGGTATAAACAAATTCATTTAAAATTTCCGGATTCTCCGAATCTAAATCTGGAAAATAAGGAGATACTGAAAATTTATTGAAATAGCTTGACCATCTTGGATGATTAAATTTCATCAACTGTGGTCCGCTATATGTTACACCTTCTCTAGTGTATGCTGTTTGTTCTGTCGTAATTTTAACTTCTTGAGAGGCAACAGTTCTTTTCTGCCAAACCTTAATACCAAATCTTCCTGAATGATAAGAACCTAATGTCAGTCTAGTATCTTTATCCCATTCAATATAATTTGTGTTTGGATTTGTGTCATTCCAATCTCCCAAATTTCTTATTCTCTTACCCTTGTAATAAGTTCCTTCTTGATATTGATGGAACGTTGTATCACTTTTTATTGTGATACTTCCATCACCACCTCTTCCTCCTCTGATAATGGGAGGTATGAAAACATCATCAACAACAACCCATTCTTCACGTTTAGTTTCTACAGTCTTAGCCTTTGGAGTAACATTCCCGATCCAATAATGCGCTCCAAAAATTTCTTCATGAATTAGAACTTGTTGAACTTGAGGAACATTTACAAGTTCTACTGATATTTTATGCTGTCCTTTCTCTAGATCGACAAAAGTAGATTTTCTTCCAACGCGACTATTGTTTGTTTTTGGATCATCCCATCCAGCAAAGTTTTTCTGCACCCACTCCAATGCTGGTCCCCCATATGGTCCAGTGAGTCCAGTTACTACTTTGTCGTCAATTAAAACTCTTGCAGTTTGTCTTCTTGCACCATCAACTCTATATTTTCCTGCGTAAGGAATATCAACAATCCAATCATTTCTCCATACGATTCCAGATCCATCACTGTTAGGAGTATCTAATGGAGGAACTGGAGACATAGTATAACGATTCAGATAAGGATTCCCTCCTTTGTCTTTGGCAATTTCTACAGGATACCACTGTTGAGATGCTCCAGGATGTCTAGTTGACCAAATTGGATTGTCTTTACATCTTCCTTCTTTTTTAATATTTTCTATTGGAGGAGGTCCGGGTTCTGGAGCTTGAATAGCTAAAGCAATCGCCATTGGATTTTGATTCCAAGACTTTGCAGATATAATAGTTTTTTCTATCTTTTTGGATTTAATATCGATAGCAAGAGCCATTGGATTCCCTTTACCCAATGGTCCAACATCAATTTGCGTCAATTCAGCACGAATTCTATATTTTCCCTTCTTCAATGAAATTGTTTGAGTTGCTGGTGGATACGGAACACCTGGAGAGCTGAACCCAGTATACTTGATGATTGTTTCATCTCCACCTTGACGAACATCTCTTAGACCATTTCCAATCTCTTTAGCTCCACCTCCTTCACGATTTCCAATAAAAAGTGTTACATCATCATCAGAATCTACAGTTACATCATATTCCCCATCCACAGGAAAATCTATATACTCCCAACGGATAACATGAGTTCCGGCAAAACTATTTTCTTGTGCTTCTTGGGTACTGAAACTAAATGGACTTACTCCATATTGAGAAATAAAACTAGCACTTTTTGTTCCTCGACTTGTGGGATCAACTCTATATAATTTTCTATCTGCTTTATCGATATACTTAACTGTATCGAAAATTGTTATATCTCTAATACTATTTGTTTCAAATATAGGAACATTTAAAAGATCTAATCTGAGTTTATGTATTCCTTTTTTGATGTTTTTCTTTATGGTTTTTAATTTACCGAATCCGGTAACGTCCATAATTTTTTCAGAGTCAAAGTAAACCAAACCTTCATTATCACACATTCCTTTAAAAATATAATCACCATCAAGGGGGAAATATATGTAGTATTCGTGAGAAAATAATCTTCCTGAAAAATCACTTCCAGGAATATCTGAAGGTGGAGTAGGAGAAATTCCATACTGATCTAAGAAATAATCCCATGGTGTAGATCCATTCTCTTCAAAAGCCTTTCTCAAATCTGGAGGCATAATCACAGGAAAAACTTGAGAAAGTGTTTCTCCATTCATAGAGACTTTCCCTGGTTGACCACTTCTAGTTGTCCACCAAGGATTTTTAATTGATCTTACTAATTTTTCATATGCCGCAATTTGTTCCTGAATGGGATCAAATAATTCTCCTGCTTTTGCTTCTTCAGCTTCTATCGAATCAGATCCGGCAAAATATTTTCTTGGGTTGAACTCTGTTCCTATTTCTTTTCCGTTTGCATCAAAATTCGGACTGTTTCCAGGAGTTACTATGTTTTCATCTATTTCTGGAAAAGATATTTCTTCCGTTTCATCAAAATACTCCTCAAAAATAGGTTGCTCTCCAAGGGTTACCTGAAGAGTTGCTCCTCCACCAAGTTCACATAAATCTTGTACTATTGCTTTTGGGGTCGATTTGTATCCATATCCACCATGAACAACATCAACGGCTAAAATTGCTCCTGTTGAACTAATGATAGGATTTCCCACCGCACCAATTCCACCTCCTCCAAAAATTTTAATTGTTGGAGGACCGCACTCTTTTACACCAGTATCGCACTTGATAGTTCGTTTTAAATTTTTATTTTTTAATTTATTGACTTCATTTATTCCTAGATAATGAATATTATTATCACCATCTATAAAGATGTAAGTTTCTCCTGGATTTGAATATGACCAGAGATTAGCCTGCTCTACAGTCAAATCTGAGATGATGCCTTTTTTCTCATCAACTCTAGAGACTCTTATTAGGTTGTTGTCTCCACCCAAAGAATTGAGCAAGTTAAATCTACTAGACATTGATTAAGAAAGAATATAATTCTCTTTTCTGATATTTATCAGAAAAGTTTTGTGGAATTTTTATCATCTTTACTAACAGGTGCGGTATTTTTATTACTTGGATATGGAACATCAGTAACAGATATAGGTGCGTTTGATGTTTTTAAAGATTCGATGAAAGATCCATCATAAGTTATCCCAGCATAATCTTGCATGATTAAACCTGTAGAGGGATTAAATAATCCACTTTGAGATGGTGAAGCAAATGGATTTTCGTCTAACGCTATTTCTATGCCTTGAGTAAGTGCTGCTGCTTCTTGAACATTAAACATGTTTGCAATGTCAGACTGACCAACTCCTTCTGTACCATCATGGAATCTATATGAAGTTCCTTGTGGACTTTCTGGTTTTTCTTCAAAGGAAAAGAAGTCTATTACTGTATTGACAAACTTAGTGGCTTCTGCCAAGGTCCCGCCAAAAGACCCTAACAATCCTTTAACTTGTTCCAGAATACCCTGCGCTGCTCCTATTGTCGAAGATACTTCTGGACTCAAGTTTAGTAATGATTGTGCTCCTAGATTGGCAAGAGATTCAAAATCTCCACTTACAGCAGCGGCAGCAATAGCAGGATCGATGCCAAAATTTCCTGCTTCCATTGCGATTTGAAGTGCTGCACCAGCAACCGTAACATCATCAGCATCTTTGCTTATTACAGTGTTAGCTGCATTTAAGATAGTTGGATTTACGCCAGTAAGACGGACCAATTCGTTGACAGGAATATTGCCACCAATAGAAGTTTCAATCGCAGAATATGTGCGATTGATAATATCTTTTCCTATTTGAACTTTATCGTTAATAGAAGTCAAAACCCGTACAGGTTGATTTCCAGATCCTTGAGTTTGATTGGATATCGCTGATGTTGCGGTTGTGTATCCTTCAAAAGGATCTTGTGGTTTAAAGATGCTAGGATCTACCCCAGATTTACTTAGTGTTTCTAATCCATTTGGAAGAATGGCAATATCGCCATAGTAATCTATCATGAAAGATTCTACGCCCTTAACTGCAATTTGAGTTGAAGAAGTAATTTCTGGAAGAACTGTTCCTAGAATATTTCCTACCAAAGCTTCTGTAGAACAAATTGGTCTGTTTTTTCTAGTTTGTTTTCTTCTTTCATATCTTTCTACAGGACGTTCTGAAAGTGGTCTACTAGCTACCTCTGGTGCTGTCAGTATTTCATTGTTTCTAACAACAATAAAACCTCCAGTTATTTTAATGCCATCAGAACTATTATTATTTCCTTCTATTTTTCCGGAAACAATATTATTTCCATTGCAGACGATAGATGCATTATATCTTGAACTATTATTTAAGTTTTCTTGAACGACTACATTTCCGCCTACGATTTTAGTTCCATTCTCTAACGCACCATCAATTATATTTCCTAAACCATCGATAACAATAGATCCGACAGAAATTCCTTCAAGAACACCAGAGAGAGGATCTCTACCAAGAGGAGAAATCATATTGCTTTCTGATGAAGGAGTTGAAGAATACTTTCCAAAAGATGCTTGCATAAACTTTCCAATAAGATCAGGAAGCATTCCTATTATCTTAGTGAAAGACGCTGACATTGCTTTAAAGGCTTCATATTTTACACCAAATAATTTCGCTCTATCATTAGGAAAAACATTCTCAACTGTTTTTGAAAATCCTTTGGAGAAAGTTTTTGTTACAAATGAGCGAACGCCTTGAATAATACTTTTTATGAATCCACCAATTTGTTTTGTTGCATCCTTCAAAATTTTTGGTATGTCCCAATCAGTGTGCTTACTTACTGCATCTATAGGACTTGCCATAGCATGTTGAATATCATTAATAATGTTAATGATATTATCAATAATCTTAGAAACCGATGACATATCGGTATTATCTTTTTTTAATGGAGACGATAAAGGAATAGAATATCCTGTATAGAGATTATGTTTTTTAGTGCTTGCTGAAACTATTTCATGAATATCCGATACATCTTCTTTAAAACTTTGTGCATCAGTTTTTAGTTGATCATCAGAGACTCTAACATTTGGGTCTGGATTTTTTCCTTTTGCATATCCACTAACAGGACCAAAATTAGATTCTGAAGTAGATATTGTTTTGCTGTTCTTTTTTGTGTTCTGATTATTATTTCCAAGGACACCCATAATCATTGGATATTCCATGTCCTGATCATCAATCCAAAATCCAACTACGAACATTCCCTGTCGTATATTTGGACTTTGCATTGCCCCAGCACCACCGCTACCAGCAGTAACGGGATACATTACTTGTGCCCAAGGGAGATCTTCAGATTTGACTATCTCTTCATCCTTGTCGTGAACACCAAGTATCCTTACTTTGTATCGATATCCCCAACCTTTTTGAGTTGAAGTTCCCTCGTGAGATTGTGGTGATATATTTTCTCGCCAAGTACCATCTTCGGGTATTTGTGCTACCCACCATTTAAAGGAGGATCCTAAAAAGTAAGGATTAAATAGAGAACTTTCTTCTACCATCAGTCGTCGTATACTCTACACTCCAAAGCATCCGGATGCGTATCACAATACAACTCTAGGGAAGTTGGGTCATGATGATCTTCTGGATGACGCTCTGCATATGCTTCCAGTTCTTGCAGTTCGTCTTGAGTGTGGCGTCTCATTTGAGGAGAAACTGTAGGATCTTCAAGTATTTTCTTATCTGCCTCAATATGCTTTTCGATACTTTCCATAATTGAATTGGAATTTTCTAGTGACTATTTATTATACTTTATTATATTTTTTTTCTCAAGCCTTCTTAGAAGGATCTCTCTTCGACGATTCTCTGACAAGATTTAAACTTGTAATTGTAGAAGAACCTTCAAAAGAATGACACAGATCAAGAATCAAATATTTTCCTCCATGTTGACTTGCGACATCTGGATTTTTGGACATTTCATTTTTCGGATAATCTACAAAAATAGTTTGTCCCACATTCACCTTCAAATTTCCAACTATGTTTATAGCAATAACACTGTTGAATAAAGAATTATATCTCATCCCAGAAAGATTGAGAATATCTGTCTCTTCTAAGTTTTTCTGGTCTGATTTTGATAACTGTGTTTTTACATCTCCATCAGGAAGAACTCCTGGATCTTCTAAAACCCAAATTGTTCTAGTAGAAGATTCGTTTTGATTGTTTGGAAATTCTCTATTATTAGTACTTTGATATTCTTTTCCTCCAGTTTCAATACTATCACCTAGTTTTTGATAGGTGGTTTTAAACTCAAACGTAAGGGGGTTCCAAGTTATAATTTTAGTGTTGTATGCTCCCGATCTCAATCTTCTCTTTACGTCTGGTGCTGAAGTAACCACTGACAATCTAATAATTTTTCCATCATAAGAAGCGGGAAGTTTAGTTCCTTTTTCATCCGCAGTTTCATTATAGAGCAATGTCAACACTGGCTTTTCTTTCATCAAAGAATCAATTGATTTGAAATTGAGACCTTTATCCGTTTCAAAAAAGAAGTATCCTGCAGTTTGCCCTCTTCCTCCACCAGATTGAGGAATAGATTTTTTAGCTAACCAATTTAAAATCCAGAATGGTTTTCTATTATTTCCAAAAAAATTATAAACGTTTGATGTCTGTTCTACAAGATTGGAATCTATACTTGCTCCTAATCCAAATGGGTATGCGTCTTTTATTATTTTAGTTACTGAGTCTGATATTTTTCCATTATATCTTTTTTTAACTCTAACATATTCATTCATCATGAATTCTTTTGATACCAATACTAAATTCGCAATATACTTGTTTGTTCTGTTTGCCGATGTATTTACAGAATTGACATACAAAGTTAATTTTTTAGTTTGTTCGAGATTATCTTCTAACTCAAGTTCAACTTTTTCTTGACCAACAAGAGGAAGTCCTTCTATGAGTGAAGTCTCATTAATTGTATATCCAGTATCAGCAAAAGCGATTTCAACTTTAATGCTGTTAGTTAAAAGACTTTCATAATATTTTAGATCCACGATACCGCCAGTAATATCAACGCTATCGCTACCAGAATTTGAGTAAACTACGCATTTCTTAATATTAGATGCTTCTAACTGTTTGTTTGCTATTTTAGTAGTCATACTTATTACCTCTTAATTATATTTAACCAGGTAGTCTATCAAGGATTCCAAAGTAATCGACATTGCTAGATGTTGCTGATCCTTCAGACATACTTGATGAAGAACCTTTATCAAGATAAACGGTGTCTGTAACTTGTTCTTTATAAACGAGAAGTTGTGGAGAGTTTACTGATGTGTATTCCGAAACTGCTTTTATAATTCCTTCCCTGTTTGATGCTTGATTTACTGCCATTAACAATCCTGGGAAAGATTCTTCTATTGCTCTAGCCGAATCAACGTCAACTACAAATTCTTTAGGTAAAAGTTTAGATGCAATTTCACGTCCAGAAAGACCAGGAACAAATCCACCTCTATGGAACTCAATATGAATATGATCATTGTGTCCGCTATCAGGTCCGATTACTCCCATCTTTCTAGGTGAGAAATTTTCTCCTTGTGAGAAAATAACTTGAGGAACATATGGTTCTTTATCGAGACCATATATTTTTAAAAATTTAGCAATATAAGGCCACATATATTTTTGATCGCCAGCATAAGCTCCTCCTGCACCTGCTCCCATACCGCCAAGATCAAGTGCTTTTCCTTGATAATGACCTTTTCCTCTATGAGATGCAACAACTCCTCCATGATCAGGATGTTCCATATCTCCACCGGCAGGATCTCCAAGATCTCCTCTACCTGCACGATGAGCATCTTTAGCTGGAGGAACAAAATTCTTTTTCAACCAATACCCAAGACCAGCTGCAAAAATTTGTGAATTATTTCCTCTTGATTTGATCTGAGGAAAATCTGCAAGCAATCTCTTAGCTGCTTCTGCTGGATTTCCTTGTTGAACACCAGATAAATCCACTCCTCCATATGGAGTTACCCCACCAGCAGTCATTTCTGTTGGTGTAAATGTTATTCCACTTGCTCCATATTTTTGCGCTCTTTGTTGAACAAGTTTTCCAATATGTCCTTTCCAGATTGGACTTCCTGGTCTCGAACTATCTCTCAGAGCTGGATTTCCTGCCCAAGCCCATTGTGGGAAAACAGTGCTATCATCAGCACCAACATACGCCGGTAAGAATACTGCCGTATATAAATCAGATGCTTTGGCTCCTCCTCCAGGTCTAAACACTGATTTGCCAGCCATTTTATTGACATTCATAAAGTATTTTTCTACCCACTTCAATTGCTCTATTCTTGACATAGATTGGAGTTGTTCTTTAGTTACTCCTAAATCTTGTCTAGCTTCTGGTCCAAATTGTATTAATCCTACATACCCCAAACCATTATCTATTGATGGACTGAATGTTCCTGCTGTCTCAATCTCCATGAATCCAAGCATTTCTGCAGGATTTACTCCAAGTCTCACTGCAAGTTCGTTTACAGCCTGAACGAAAGCTGGATCATTTCTTAAAATTCCTGCTCCAGTGGCAGATCCAGAATATGTTCCTCCACCAGTAACAGCTCCACCCATAAAAGGTGAAGCTTCACCAGTAATAGTAGAAAACATTCTTTGTCTTTCGCTATAAGAAGAGGCAGTTCTTTTTGATGAACCCCCAACAATATCTTTTAAAGATGAAGTTGACCATGTAGTCAAGTCAAACTGTTTTTTGACAAGAATATCTGCTAAAGATAAATCTCCACTATTCAATGCATTTGCAAACCAAGCATTTACGCCCTGCCCAGCTTCTCTATAATCATATTCGGTAGGTTTTTTGCCCAACAAAGACTTTGAGTATAAGTTGAACATTGGACCAAGATAATCAGTTGATCCATATTCGCGTATAGAATCTTTAAGATGTTTTGATGTCTTTTGCTGTTGTTCTGGAGCATCGACCTTTGTCATTACTCCATTTTCTAATTTATATTCTACTCCACCAAAAAACTCATTATTCTTCGCATCAAATTCTACTGGTTTATATCTTGGTTCTACATATGAAATATCTTTCTTCGATTGTTTTTTCTTGGATTTTCCAACTTCTCCACCTGAAGAATATCCTTGCTTTTTAAGTTCTGGATCATCATCACGCAATCCAAATGCTTTTAACGTATTATATGATGCTTCATATGCAGCCCATCCAGCAACTCCACCAGCAACAAGACTACTGAGAGCAAGAGCAATAGCAGCAGGAATTCCAATTCCAGTAAGACCTAATGCACCAGCACCAGCAACAACCGCAGATGCAGCTGCACTACCAGCAGAAATTCCAGCAAGAGTGGAAATTATTACGTTTATTGCAGTTTTGCGATAACCTTGCTGAAACAATCCACCAACTTCAAACATGGTTGGAATAAGTAACAGCAATCCAAGAAGACCACTAGACTTTAATCCTTTTAGATTTTTTATTCCTTTTGGAACTTTTGGTAATTGCTGAGATCCTCCAGTTACTTTAGGACCAGTACCAGGAAATCTAAATCCTCCTTGTTTACCGCCTTGAGTTACAGTTGGTCTGTTTCTAAGTGGATTTCTTATGTTTGGTCTACCAGCACCGCCTCCACCACTAGTCGTTACTTTTGGTCTGCCGCCTCTTCCTGGTCTAGGTTTAGGTCCACCTTTGGATTTTCCTCTACCAAAAGGATCGAGAGGATTGATTCCTGCCATCATAGCAAGAATCGCCAAATTCATTACAGTAGTTATAGTGTTTATAAATCCATCAAAAACTTTTAGTCCATTATCGCCAAAGATTTTACCAACTCCAGATCGTGACCAATCATAAAGTTTTACTCCCCAGTCAATAAAAGTTACCAATCCATTCAATATTTTTCCAGAAAAATCTATAAAGAAATCAACTGCCGAAGCTAAGGGTTTTAATATTTTTGTGATGGTTGGAATATGTTTAAGAAGTTTTAAAGTTGCCCAACCCAAAAACATGTTAACAAAAAAGTCAAGTATTCCACCAAGTAATCCTTGACCAGGAACTCTTACTTTTCTCTCTTTATTTCCTGTCAGATCAACTGATTTTTTCTTACTTTCTAAATCAGATTCTCTTTTATTTCTTTGAAGAACTTCTTCTCTTCGTATTCTACTTTTTTCTGCCTGCTGCTCCAAAATAAAATTTGATTTAATAATTCTATCAATGGAGATTACGGTTATTTTAATCAATCTAACATTTTTTTCAAGACCATTTGTTTTAGCATTACTAGTTCTAGAACCTCCAGAACCAGAGGAAAAATTGATGGATATGTTTGATGATGGAATCAATGATGTTTTGGGACGAACCGTCATAGAACTGGTCTGATTTCTACTTCCAGTTCCTCCAGTTCCTCCAATATTTCTATTTCCCCCGCCACTTCCACCACTTAAGGCTTTTCTTACTGTGTTAGCTCTATTAAGTGCCGTAGCTCCTCTAAGAATGATTGGCAACATTTAATTAACCTCCCATTCCAAGAACATTCATTACCTGCTGTCTCGCCCAATCCCATCCTGATGGAGTTGCTTTGACCGCAGGTTTATCATTTCCAGGAACAGGACCAATGAATTTTGGATCTCCTGGTTTTGCTGCTCCCGCGCCAGAAGCATTAACCACTGTAACATTTTTACTATTAAAAATAGGAGACATTGGCGGTGGAGCTGTTCTTTTTCCGCTAAGTTGCTGTTTGGCAAGTTCTAATTGATGTCCAGCATTAACTCTTGGGTCTTGAAGTGCTTGATTGTAATTACTATAGAATTGGCCAGTAGTAGATGAGTAATAACCTTTAGATCCAGGTTGATTGAAAACACTACCCAAAGCGACACGTCTTCTGTGTTCTATTTCACGTCCTTTTAATTTTCTACCTTTTTCCAAAATGGCTTCAAAGGTCATTCCTTTATCGAGAGCAGCTCCTCCACCACCAGCTCTAAAGAGTTCTAGTTGTTCTGTGGACATTTTAGGAATAACTTTTCCCTTTGAAGTTGTTGACAAGAATCCTTTGCCAAGATCATGTCCAAGTCCTATCGGTTTTAAATTAGTTAAACCTTTATTTTGACCAGTTGCTAAGTATGCAGATCTGTTCATTCTAAAAGCATTAAACAATTCTCCAATAGGATTTCCTTCCTTTTTGCCCTGAAGAATTTGAGCGAAATTAACTATATGCTGACGTGCTTGCTTATGGTACCCTTCTGGCGTTAATTCCGAAGCATCATAAGATTCTCCAGAATCAACTCTTGCCCTTCCCTTGGAATCGACATTAAAATGGAATCTACCAAAAGCGAGGTTTGCCATTTTATTTGGGAGCAATTTATCATATAACGCTTGTCCTAATTGAGTATTTCCAACACTACTATGACCTCTTCTTTGAGCTTCCATCATTGCAGGTCTCAAGTATCTTCCCATAGATCCTTGATCTTCAATTCTATAAAATCTTCCAAGGGGACCTGCCAATCCTTTCAAAGCCATTTCTCCACCTGTTATTGTGGCTCCAAAATTTTTAAATCTTCCGGCAGTAATTTTCTCGACAAATTTTTCCGATTGTTCAGTCTTTAGTAATTCAAGGAGAGGATTTCTAACAAGACCTTTATTTTGGATATCTGCATATGTATTCTGAAGGAATCTTCCTCCTCTAGATCTATCTAAGAATCTTTGAAGTAAATTTCTTTTTCCAACATTTTTATATAAGTCATGACCAGGTGCGAACATTCCCTGAATTCGATCATTGTCAGATCTAAATTTCTTTTCTAGTTCATATGTCAATCCTTTTCCTTCTGGATTAATTAAACCCTGTTTAATTCTTTCTTCTGTCAGTTTAGCAATCGCTTTCTCTGCTTCACTTGCTTGTGATGCTTTCTTTTCTAATCCTGCTCCATAAAGAGCGAGTGGATTATTTGTTGCTAACCATTTTACAGTGTCTCTAAATGCTGGACCTGCATTATTTCTAATTCCCTCTGCTAATCCAAGAATACCACTACCCAATGAACCTAAATTTGATCCAGGTCTGCCAGGTCTGCCACCTCCGCTTCTTCTTGCTGAAGTATTTTCTCTCGTTACTCTAGTATTTTCCTGTAAAGCAGCGGTGTTTCTATCTATTTTCTTGCCAAGAAAAGTTTTATTTAATGTGGATTCATGACCAACTATATGTTTAGCACCTGGAATGAACCTGTGAGCCAATTTAACAAGATCACTGTCTCTATTAATTTGATCTGGATATCCACCTGCGGGAGATCCAAAACCGGAACCTCTATTTCTTCTGTTAATATATCCACCACCAGCGGCATATGTTAATCCGCTTAGTTGCCTTGGTTTGTTAGTTCCTCCTCCAAGAGAATTAAGTTGTGCAAGAACATCTGATCCAAGTAAATCAACTGCACCTTTACTCATGACGAATTCGCCAGGAGATAACATTGCAGGAACAGTGTCAGTTCCTACAGGTCCAAAACCATAACCAATATTACTAAAGTCTACACCAGGAACAAGACCACCACCACTAAGTCCAAATCCCTCTCCACCTTTATCATCGCCGGTCAATCCTGGAAATACTTCAGGACCCCAAGCACCAAAAGTAAATAACCCAGCAGCAGCTCCAAGTTTTCCAGCCGCGCCAAAACGACCAAACCGCGCAGCTGCAGCAAGTCTAGGAGCAAGACTTAATAATTTAACTGTAAATCCGCCCAAAACTGAAATTAATTTTCCAGCAAATCCGACTAAACCTGTTCCAAATCCTAAAGCGGCTGCTGCAAATACAGGCCAAAAATTACTTAAGAAACGGAATGTATTTGTTAATTTTTTTCGATTGTTTGGATCAGCCATCCAATCAATCAGTTTAATAAATATTCTCCCCAAAAACATGTTAACGAAGAAATCAAGAATTCCGCCAAGTATGTTTTTTACTGGACTAAGTATCCTATCTACAACTTTTTTTAATGGGTTAAATTGTTTTGATTCTAAACTACCTTCTCTCTTCGATCTTCTTTCTTTTTCTAATCTTCTATTCTCGCCAGAAGTTCTATTTCTTAAAAAACTTTGTTGTGCTTTTAATGTGCCAAGAATAGAAGTTACTGATACAAGGATACTTGCAACATCAGATTCTAATTGTGGAGAATATTTACCTCCACCTCCAGCAATAGTGATAGCAGTAGTTTTTTCTTTTGCCGGAGATAATTTTCTTACTGGTTTAGATTTTGCTGCTTGTTTAGTTGCAGGTATTCCTCTTAATGTAGATGTTGTTATTTTTTTCTTCTTAACTTCAAATCTACCTTTATCTTTTTTTGATCTTACTCTTCGATATTCATCAAGCAAAAGATCTGACTCCTCTGTTGAAAGTTTGGTCCTAGGCATTCTTGCCTTTACCATTGCTTCTTTCAATAAAGTCAAATAAGTTTCATAGTCAATGTCAAAAATATCCTCAAGACCAATTATCCTGAGGATTCTTTCATCAATAGTTTCTTTTTGCTTCGACCTAGAAACGGGCATTTGTTTGCTGCTGCTCTGCTTTAAGATTTTCTTCTTCTACATGCTGTTGGAGGAGAGCGACATAAACATCTCTTTCCCACGGAATCATATTTTCAATTTCCGTTAGTGAATATTTATGATACTGCATGAGAGAAAAGTTAAGTTTAAAGTATGCAGTTAGGTTCATATGAACCATACCTATCCGAAAAAACTTGCTAATCCCTCAAGAGTGACTTCACTTTCAACTTTAGTTACAGGGTTGAATACCTTTAATGTATGAGAAAGTTTAGGCATGGTTTCAAAGAATCTTTCAACACTCTTGAATTGTGATGAATTCATAGAGTCAAGGAAATCTGAAATTTCTTTCTTTGTGCAATCACCTGCAGCCCAAACATCATCTTCAGAATAAATTTTATCTATACATGAACTAATCATTTCAAATGATTGTTCCATAACATTTTTATTGCCTGGATCAAAGTTGTTTTGAATGAATTGATCCAAAGAAGGATATTTCATTTCCATCATCAGATCATCACTAATCTTTATTTTATTTGTATGATCATCTGATTTTTGGACTTTAATATCTTCCAAACTAATTTTGGTCAGAACTTCAGTTTCTCCATCATCAGGACAGATAATGTTTACTTCAACTTCTTCACCAACAGACTTTCCACGAATATTAAGGAACAAATATTCTATATCAAATGTTGGAAGAGTTTCTACTTTGATTCCTTTTGTATGAATACAATTTTTAATCACGCTTTTAAGAGCATTTGTAATTTGTTTATTGTCTTCACTCTCCATAGCAATAACAAGGAGTTTTTCCTCTTTCACTAGAAAAGGTCTAAACTGAATAGTTTCTCCAGTGGAAGGCAATTCAAGTTCATATGTCGGAGTTGCAATTTTTGGTAAAGGCATAATGTCCAATAACATGTCTCAGTGAAGTTATTTATGCTAGTGCCAGAAGAGGAAAGTGTCCACTGACCTGGCGCATCGGGAGATTACCGACTATAATTATGGAGTAAAGCAAATCCGCAATGAAAAAACTTTTCTTCTTTCTCGTTCTTCTCCAAGGTCTTACTTTCTCTGCTTATTTTGGAGCATGGGCTATCTATGATAATCTTGCTTTGGAGCAAGCGGTTGCCGCTAAAAGCGAACATGCAGAGATGAGGCATCGAATTAATGTTGGATTTGAAGGAGTGTGGTATCTCCTTTCAAACATGCTTGTGATTTCAGCAGTTAACGGTCTTTCTTCTAAGTCTTCTAAAAAAGAAAAAGCATAAACTAAAAGAGGGTCATTAAGACCCTCTTTTTTAATGGTTGCTATTGAAGAGGTCCTATAAACTCAGAAGCACTCTTTATTCTACCAGAACGTCCTGCTTCATACAATTCATCTAGAGTCTGTTGAGAATTCAATCCACTTGCACTCAGTCCAGATAACCCATTTGTATTATATTGAGGATTTTGGAAAAGATCTACTATTTCTTTTTGATATGGTTGTCCCCATTCAGAAACAAGTTTTCCATTTTCAGCGGTCCAAAGATCCAGAGCAGCACCATTACTGTATGATAAATCTTGAATTCCTGCTGTAAGATTTGGTTTTTCTGGAGCTGATTTTGCAGTTTTTTCTCCAGGAACTTGATTGATGTTATAGCGGATATAGCTAAAGGTTACCGAGCATTTTAATACATTTGGAGATTCATAAGATAATGGCATAGATGCTATGCTGGTAGGATATGCGCCTATAAATTCGTAAGTCAAGTTGGTCTTATAATTTCTTTCAAACTTATTGACTCTTAAAGTGCCATAGTAATCATCTGGGTACTTTGCTGCATAGAAATGATTTCTATTTCTAGTGCTGTTATCTCCTTCCGTGCTTTCATTTCCAATATATCTCATCCAAGATTCAAATAATCTAATCACCGAATATGGAGATTGAATATCAGCGACGACATAAAAAGTTAGATCAATATTTCCATCATAATTTCTTCGATAAACATGTCTTTCAGTCACGCCAGTATAATCACTATTAAGTTCATGAGTGGCGAATGATGAACCAGGAAGAGATGCTTCATTGCAAGCTAATTGAATATTTTCTTGCACTGAACCCCATATTATTCCATTATTTTTCAAATATTCATTCAACGTAATTTCTTCGCTACCTTCAGTTTTTGCAGGCAACCCAATATAAACATTATAATGAGATGTCTGTGCGGTGTTTAAGATAGCTTTAGTAATTTGTTCTACCGATTTAGCGGGCATTTATAAATAGATTTTTACGTATATATTATGTATAAGACCTATGGGGAATAGCAAGAAAAGCATATACGTTCCATCCTATCCCAAAAAATACAAGGGCAACCCAAATAATATAATATGCAGAAGTAATTGGGAAAGAAAATTTTGTTCTTGGTGCGATCTAAATGAAAATATTTTAGAATGGGGGAGTGAAGAGTTTTGGATTCCATATAGGTCTCCGATTGACAATAAAATCCATAGATACTATCCAGATTTTTTGATCAAGGTAAAAGAATCTAGTGGAAAAACAAGAACATACGTGATTGAAGTAAAACCAAAGAAACAAACAATCCCCCCAAAACAAAGGTCAAGAATTACTGAGTCTTATATTTTTGAAGCAAAAACTTATGCGGTGAATCAGGCAAAATGGAAAGCTGCTAAAGAGTTTTGTGCTGATAGACGAATAGAATTTAAAATAGTAACAGAAGACGATCTAGGTGTCTAATGAATCGCATCGAACCCATAATACAAGAGTTAAACGCATCACAAAATCAAGATGATCAGATGGAAATGATCATCGCAACTTTAAATATAGAAGTTTTATATCCAGAGCCAGGAAATTATTATACATTCGTATATCAACCAAAAACCCCTAATATTGAATATGACGAATTTCCGTTGATTGCATGTACGGAATTATTTAATTGGGGATTCAGAGGTTTGAATTATCATTGGAGACAAATGAGACAATATACATGGGAAGAAGTGATTGGAAAACTGCATGTTGTAAATTACGATGAACTAGATGATTTGGTCTCAGTTCAGTATGGCAAGTTCCGTCTAAATAAGTAAACAAGTTAATTTCTAAAAAGTGGCGAAGAAAGAATTAACAAGCGATCCTGCAAAAGCAAAAGTTGGTAGTGATGTTATAGAGTATGCTGCTAAAGTACAGTATGATGTTGATGATAGTGGAGTAATAGTACCAGGATCATTGAAACACACCCTAGTCAAACGTGGTGGTCTTTTTACTGGACTATTTGGAGATGAAGTTCTTGCTACAAGTATAGACGGTGGTAATAAATGGCAATTTTATGATAAGGATGGCAAGGCTGTTAAAGCTGGAGATACTAATGCAGTATTGTCGGAAAAATTTCAATTATCATTAAACGGAAATGACAAAAATAATCAAGCGTTTAAGCAATCAGTAAAGAGTGCTATAAAACAAACAGCAGATAAAGCTGGGGGAGAATTTGCAAATCCAGAATTGCAAAAAGAATTGACAGGAGAAGGAGAATATTCAGAAAACCAAAATGGCGGATCTATTGATATAGAGAATAATGATTTTTTTGCTCCATCCGCAAGTGTAGGAGATAATTATGGATTGCCTGGTGCTGGAGCAGTACCTTTAAAATATCCACTAAACATAAGTGATAAGCAAGATCATTTGGAATTTAGAATGATCGAATATTCTCCAAGAAAATTAAAAGATAAAGTTTCAGGTATCGGTGGTCTCAGCGGATTTGATGATAGAAGAGACCCATATACCGCCGAAAGCAAAGGAACAGTAATTCTGCCAATTCAAAGTGCGGCTGCAGATTTGAACCGAGTCAATTGGCAGGAAAATGAAATGGACCCAATAAAAGCAGCACAAGCGGATATATTTTTAAAAGGTTTAAGAAATCCTGGAGAAGCAATTGGAGACATAGGAAAAAAAGCAGAGGAAGCTTTAGGGAGTGCAGAAGGAAGATCAGATGTTCAAAAAGCAATTGCATCGATCTTTTCATCAGCGGCGACCAAAACAGATAAAAATGCAATCTTATCAAGAACGACAGGATCTATTATAAATCCAAACTTAGAACTTTTGTTCAATGGACCATCTTTAAGAACGTTCACTTTTACATTTAGAATGTCTGCTAGAAATAAAACAGAAGCCGAAACCATCAAAAAAATTATTTTCTTTTTCAAAAAAGGAATGGCAGCAAAAAGAACAAAAACAGGATTGTTCTTACAATCGCCAAATACTTTTACTGTTAGATATGTGAGCAAAAATGAATTGCACCCTGGAATGAACAGAATTAAAGAATGTGCTTTGGTCCAATGTTCAATTAATTATATACCTGATGGAACATACTCATCACACTCAGATGGAAATTTAACCGCATATGAAATGAAATTAGACTTCAGTGAGTTAGAACCTATATACTTTGATGATTATGATGAAAAGAACGCACATCCAATCGGATATTAAAAATGCCAAAGACCTATTTTAGAAATCTTCCCGATTTTTCTTATGTCAATAGACTTTCTGATACCAAAAACGTATCAGAATATATTAACGTAAAAAACTTCTTTAGAAGAGCAAAATTGAGACCAGATATTATAGGAAACTCGGCTTTCTTTGAAACTTATATTATTCTTGGAAACGAAAGACCTGATAATGTAGCATATAAGTTTTACGACGATTCTAATTTAGATTGGATTGTTCTTCTATCTAATAATATTTTAAACATTCAATCAGAATGGCCATTATCCCAAAATGAATTTGATCGTTATTTATTAGAAAAATATGGATCATATGAAAATATAGGTTCGGCTCACCATTACGAATCAAAAGAAGTTAAAAATAGTATTGGTGGAATAGTTCTTAGATCTGGGTTAAGGGTAGAAAGCAATCATAGCATTTCTTTCTGGGACATTCGCCTTCAAAGTTACGTTACTGTAACTGATTGTGCAAAAGAAGTTACAAATTACGAATATGAAGATAATATCAACAATAAAAAAAGAGAGATATACATTCTAAAACCAGAATATCTCAGGGTAGCTCTTGATGATATAGAATCTATTTTACCATATAAAAAAGGTACTACTCAATATCAGAGCAGTACCTTAAAATCAGCAGATAATATTAGATTATATCAATAATCAAGCATCAGCAAGTTTTTGGAAGTAACTCAGAGCATCATCTTCATCTTCACTAGAAGATGAAAGGTTGTTGAGTTGTTCGCTCAGATCATCTGGCAGTTCAGACTTCTGAGAACGTGAAGAGAAATCGGGAGCGTAGGACCCACGATCATTGTCCTCATCATCAGTCTCTTCGTCGTAACGAGAAACAGAAGAACTCTTCTGTCCAAGAACCATCTGAAGACGATTCTCAAGTTGCTCATATGATTTGAACTGATCAGGAGCAGTCAGAGCAGTCAGAGAATACTGCTTCTTCCACAATGCTTCCAGTGCATCATCATCGTCCAGGAGTGGAGATACTGCATCAAATTCAGAGTTATCATAATTCCAATAACCTTGAACTTTCTTCAACTTCAGTTTGAAGTTAGCACCTTGCCAAAAGTCAAAAGGATTGATTGGAGTTTCATCTTCAAACTCAGGTTGCATTGCTTCCATGATCTTATCAAAGATCTTCTTGCCGAACTTATACAGGAAAACTTTACCCTCATTATCGGGATTTGCTTTGTCCTGAACAACATAAATGTTTGCATAGTAAGAAAGCTTGCGCTTCTGTTTACGAACAGTGTCTTTATCAGCATCGCTTCCACTGTTCCAGAGTTCACGGTTGTGCTCAGAAACAGGATCTTTCTGACCAACAGTAGTCAGAGAGTTTTCAATATACCAACCTCCAGGACCTTGAAATGCATGAGAATACATTTTTGCCCAGGGGAGGTCTTCGCCTTCAGGAGCAGGCAGGAAACGGATAACAGCATAACCGTTACCAGCTTTGTCCATCTCTGGTTTCCAGAGACGTTCATCTGCACCGCCAGAAGTAGTATTCATCTTCTCAACTTCTTTAACCAACTTGGCAGTCAAAGAACCAAGAGAAGATTGCTTTTTCAGATTTGCGAAAGACATTCGGATTACCTCGGATTTGTACGGATTTGGCTTGTGTGTACTTCGTTATTCTACAGGTCTGAACCTGTTATGTCAATCTGTTTTCTCATGCTCGCCAACATATTAGACATATTAGTAAACACTGCGTTCATATCAACGTCAGCGGGCGCTCCCATCATTTTGGCAGATTCGACAATTTGATTTTTCATTTCAATTGCTTCTGGATCGTCAGAAAAACTAAGACGAGCATAGAGAACTTTTTGCTTGTCTAGAAGTCGATCAAGCAGATCGACATGTGACAATTTATCATCTTTAGTCATATGAGGAAATTTAAAGACATTTCTATAAATTTCTTCTTGCATTTCAGAAATTTCTGTCATTTCTGATCTAACAATATCGGAATCGAAAAAACTCATGCTACTCCAAGAACAATTTCTTTTAAAATCTTTTTATAACGAAATACATCGATATTTAGGAAGGAAGAATATTTTTTTATTCTCAAACTTACGGTTTCCCACACTGGATCTTGAATATTAGCATCAAATTCTTGTCTGTATCCAAGTATTTTATCCAAGATCACCATAGATTCTATTGAGACCTCTCCACCCAAATACTTTTTCAAAATAATTGGATGTCCACTTTTCTTTGAAAATATGGAATCTAAGTCTTGATTTGCAAGGATATTGTCCATTTCATTTTTGAAGATATATGAAAGAGATTGCGTCCTTCTCTTCCATTCCGTATATCTACTTTCACCTTCACGAATAATTTCTCCAATCCAAAGTTTTCCTGGATCTGTGCAGGAAATAAAATTTGATAAGAAGAATTCAATAACTTCTTGATCTGATTTGTTTCTGGCTATTTTTTCAAACCAAAAACGATCTTTACGTTTATAAAAAGATTGTACAGTGGCACGACTCTTTCCACAATACTTATGATAATCATATTTGTCTTTAGTAAAATGATTTTTTAAAGACAAATAACAACGGTAGGCATCAACTGGCATCACTTTAAAAAATCTTACAGGGGTCAAATTTTTGCCGGAATTTTTTTCGCCCAAAAATGGATTAAAAGGGCAATTTTGCTCTGGAGGTCTTCTTCAAGAAGTTTAGTTCCATTGCTTCGTACTTTAGTTTCTCTTTAAGAGGTTTAGAGATGAGCTTAGGAACAGACTCCAGATCAATAGAATGCAAATCACAAAAATGAATGATCGCATCAATATAATTCATATTGGCATCCAATAGAACAAGAGACTCAATCTCTTGAGCAAATTTGGAGGGACAGAAAAATTTACTCTCTAGTGCTTTTTCTAACTCATTCTCCATGGGTTTGATTAGTGTTGTGATGTACAAATTCTTTAATATAACGTACTAATAACTTAATATAATCCCCTTTGTTTCTTTTGTCAAATACTTTTACTTCACCACTAGGAGTAACCATAAGTGTGATAAGTTTTTTTACAGTAATTCCTGTTAGTTCATAATAAGCAGCAGCATAAAAAGTTTCCTGAACAAAATAGTTCTCTAACCACTTTTCTGGTTTGATCTTTTCAGATGTTTTAAAGTCGATGACCGCCAACTCTCCTTCGTACTCTGCTATGCAGTCAACTCTACCAGCCAATCCAAGGTATTCTGAATAAAGGGTTCTTTCAATGGCATGTATGTTATTTATCTTATCTAAAAAAGGCTTTGCATGATGAAACATAATTTTAGAAAGAGGACGATAGTCATCCCAGTTCAGTTCTTTGTTCTCAAGATACGCCTGCGCTACTTCGTGGAAATCAGTTCCACGCGCAGTTGCTTTTTTAGTGATACGGTTTGCCTCTTCAATACCAACTCGCTTACGCCAGTCAGCAAAGATCTGTCGATTATAAAAAGAAGTTACAGATGTAATGGATGGAACCCATTGTCCATCAGGAAGATTGTACAAACGGATTCCATTAGTTTCTTTTTTATTTAATTCAAGATCACCTAGAAAATTATGATGAGTAAATTGCATAATAGTATTTTACAGATTAAGTTCTGCCTTCGCAGTTAAGTATTCCTTACACAAACCAGATCTGACGATATCATCAAGACCAAATTCAACCATATCAAAAGAAGGCATAATACCAATGATTTTTAAGAAGTCCATGATTCCTGTTCTCTCAGAAGTTTTGACAAGATCTGACTGAGTTGCATCTCCACAGAACATAATTTTTGTATCTTCACCGACACGAGTAATGATACTATCAAGTTCATGGAAATTTAAGTTTTGGAATTCATCAACAATAATAATTGCTTTATCTAAGGTAGTTCCTCTAATAAATGATGTTGACCAAAAACTAATCGTATTTTGAGATTTGAGATTGCCATATAGCATTTCAAAGGCAGAGTCATCCTCCAATTCAAACATATATTTCACCATATTTTTATATGGAATTTGATAAATGTCTGCTTTGTCTTCATGGTCACCAGGAAGAAAACCAATCTCTCTAGTTGCTACAAGTGATCTGACAATGTAAATTTTTTCATATGGACTGTTGACATCCAATACTTCTTTCAAAGCATTGTACAGAGTAATGAAAGTTTTTCCTGTACCAGCACATCCATAAGCAACGATATTTTTTCCGTCACTATACGAATCAAAAAGACTTTCTTGATTTTGTGTTAGAGGTTCTACTTCTCTCAGCAAATCCAAATTAATTGGTTTCTTCTTTTTTTGTTGTCTTGCAGTTAATCCAATTCCCGCAGACTTATTCAGGGTTCTTTTTCTTCTTGTCATAATTATACAGGCTTAACTCTCGATCCAGGAACTTTAGATGCTTTGTGCAATACATCATTCCATCCAGGGTGTTTAACCCTGAGTTTGTCATAGACTTCTCCAATCTCACCGCTATATGGTGCGGTAGATGGATCAGACCAGTCTCGGTCCCAATCAGGATTATCAAGTTTCCATTGATCCCAATCATGAACGCTCATTACAACGTCTTTTTGTTCACCAGTTTGTTTATTAATAACAGGATAAGTAGCCATAATTTTAACTATGATTGAGTATTTATTTGATCCATTCTAATGCCTCTGCAACAGCAGGAAACTGTTCGCAGAAGATAGATTTAGCACCATTCGCAATATCCATATGTTCCTTCTGTGTACCATGACCAGACCGCAGATCAATATAATGGATCCATGACCGAACTGAGCCAGTCATGTAGAGTCTGGTGGGAGTTGCCAAAGGAAGCACAAAACGAGCACACTCCTTTGCAATTCCGTCATCAAGCATTTTCTGATACAGATTCATTGCTTCTTTGAAATGATGTTGCATCAGAATCTCATACTTCTGAACAGTATAAGGATCTACATCATCAATACTATTCTGACGATTCTTAGTATCTTGCCTACGCAGTTCTGGAAGTGGAATAGTATCACCCAACAAAGAACTATCAGCATACCGTTGTGAAAATTCTTGATATGTGAACGAACGGTGCCGGAGCACTTGAGCTGCGATTCCTCTAGTAGTATTGATCTCCAGAGTCATTGTTGCTTGTTCAAAGATACTCCAGTGTTGATGCGTAATGCAGTAACGGAGAAGTCCAGAGAAATTTTCATTCTCTTGATTATTTGGGTTACTCACACGGGCACAATATGCCATGTGCTTCTCTGCATCAGGAGTAACAGAAATAAGTTTTACTGCAGTCATTCGCATTCATGTCCTTTGTTGAATTGTTTACGGCACTTTTTCAGTTCTTTGAGTTCCGTTTTAATTTGTTGATATGATTCTTCTGGAGTGATTCTTCGTGACATCTCCAAGGCAATAATCATATCGACTCTTGTCCCAAAATGTTTTAATGCTTCTTCGAAGCAATTTAAAGATTCATACATACTCTTTACTAATCAGGATATCCGTCATCATCATAAAAAATTTCATCATAATCCGAAATAAAATTCTGGTTACCAATATACTCATCTGATTTTGTTACATATGAATCTATGTCAGAATAAACTTCAGATTTAAGACAGTCTACAAGAGACTCCAGATTTTTAATTATGAGTTTAAGTTTTTCTTTATCCATAAGAACAACGTCATCTCATACTAATTATACACAAAAAAAAGAGGGTGGTCAACCCTCTGAAGAATTGTAATTTCTTCAATGACTATTGCAAAATCCTCCTGCAAATTCGCTTACAAGACGTTTGATCATCGTCGCATTCAATTAAACAATTGTAATAATCATTAAGAATATCAGATTCTTCGATGCTCCTATCTAATGTTTTATCTAATCGTGTAACGCTTTGTCTCCAGCCAGCTAGCTGATTATGTGAAATAAGATTATGCATAATAACCTCCACGATAATTATTTGACCATAATGTAGATCGATTTTCAGTACACTTTTCTCACCCTTTAATTCTATCACTATGTATATGATTTGTCAGCAATCCTTAACAAATATTAATGCCTACTAGTTTATACCTAGACACAAAAAAGGACCCGTAGGTCCTTTTGTTTATTTACTGTAAGTATGTCCGCGATACTGAAATGTACCGTGTGTCTCCTTTGGTTCATGACTGCCTACTCTAAACTCACAACCACGGTATGTGGTGTGATAGATCTGAGCATCATGAAGAGCATTTGCTTTTTGAAGCTGCTCTTTAATCAGTTGAAGTGTGTTCATGGTTGTTCTCCTAAAGAAATGAGAATGTTAATTCCCGTTCCTTCAGTCGTTTGCGTCCCTATTTTTCAACTCCCAACAAGAATCTGAAGCAGATTCTTTAATAGTTTGAACTATTTCATTTCTAATAGGTTCAGAAATACTTTCGTTCTTTTGGGCTTTATTGATCAGAGCATTGGCTTGAGAACAAGTCAATGTTGCATAAATTAAAATTGTTGAAAACATTGGGATGAACGCTCCGTTCCGCGACTTACTTGCGTCCTATTTAATTTTAGCACCTTTGAACTACATCCTTTCGGAGTTCCAATAGCAATCGGTCTTCTCTTCTTTGATTTACTACATCGTCGTTTTTAACGATGTCCATCAGTTCCCACGCTGCGTCACAACTTATAGTCACAGGATATGGATTTTGAATAAGTCGTGGCGTCGAAACAGAAAAAAGTGGAACCCATGCTAAAAGCAAGAGTGCTTTAGTCATAGGATGAACGCATGGTTATTATACCATTACTATCTATACGTTGTCAATTGTATAATATGATACAGTTTTAGAAAAGTCCTTTCTCTTTTAGAAATTGAAGTGTTTCTTTCATATTTCCAATATGTTTTGATCCAATAGAACATTGTGGATACGTTGCTTCAGGTCCAAACTCAGCACGGAATTGACGATCACTAAAATCTACTCCCAGTAGATACTCATGAAATTCTCCACCAAGAGATTCAAGGAGCATTGCCATCCGCTCGCATTCTTGGCTACCATTAGAATAAATTACTGTTGTCTGTGACATAATAAACCTTCTTCTAGTTTGGGACCATTTATATTCGGTTTCAGATCCATCTTTATGGACCACACTATATTTACTCTGATACATTATTCTGGGGAGAATAGATCACAAGGTTCGCATGGTTCACAGGGAGGACATTCTGCCAATTGTTGTCCACCAGTTCCTAGAGCATCTTTAAGTGCTTCTGTTACATCCTCTTTGAAAGAACGACGTGGGATGAACATCTCATCATCCTCATTCTTGTATTCTGGGTACTTATCTTTGAATGTGTACTCTACATCATACAGAAGAGATTGTACGATGTCGTTGATGACTTCCATGTGACCTGATGTTAATCCGTGCCATGATGTGCCAGGAAACATATCATCCTTCACACGATCTAGCAATGCTTTCTTACAGTGCCACCGTGCATCAAACATGCTAGTAAACTCTTCCCAATCTGGTTGGGATTTGAAATTAGGGATTGTCATTTGTTTTCTCCTTTAACTACATGGTCCCATGCTTTGCAGAATTTGTTATCCCAGTTTTGACAATAGGGAGGATAGAAGGCATTAAGTGCAGCAGTAGTATCTACAATGCGTTGAGCATCTGCCGAATCTACTGCTTCTTGTAATTGTTCAAGGAGGAAAGAGAATGTAGTGATTTGATTGAATGCTTCTTCCAGATCATTCATTACTGTCCAAGTTTTGTTAGTCATACTCCAATCTCATCAAGTTTCTCATTGATAATACCATTCATATCAAGTGTGCGTGGGTCAATACCAGCATCAGTACAATCCATAATAAACTCCATAAATGCACCTAGAATGAGACATGCACGGCGTTTGTCATGTTCTGTGATGGTAGTATGCGGCATGGCAACATAGTTTAGCACATGACAGTAGAGATCGTCGTAAGTCATGATTCGTTTGAGTAATACACTTTGAGATTGTCTCCACCGATATTCATGTGGTAGATCTTGCCATCATTGGTGTAGATACCAATCCACACAGCACGTCCTTCCTCCATGGTTTCGTAGTGAAACATTCTAACATCCTCTAGCACGATTTCGTCTGGGTTCTTTACAAATCTACTCATTGTCCTTTATCCAATTTTCAAGAGTTTCCATGTCTTCTTCAAAATCTTTCACATCATATGGAATAAGTTCTACTTCACCACGCTCAATTTGATCTGCCATTTCATACAGATTTTCTAAAAACTCTTTTGGTAGAGTATCATCTTCTCCCAGATAAGACCAGAAGCAATCACGGCATTCTTCATATGGATCATCATAGAACATGAGTCCATAATCTGCCCAGTTACCAGTCATCAAATCTGCCCAGTTGCGGAAAGAATGATTGATGCTTTGCCAACCAGTGAACCAACAGTGTCTGATGTAGTATTCAAACCAGTTCATAGTTGTTCTGATTGAATGTAGAACAATTCATCACGCCAGTTGCGACCAGCGATATCAAAAGTAAATCCCAACTTACCAAGAGAGAATAGGAATGAGAACAGTCTACCATATCCCATAGAAATTTGAAGATATGGAAACTCGATCCAATTACCATACTCACCAATGTCAAATGCTACCTGAAGTAGGGAATATTGTCTGGTTGTAAGCACAGTCATATAATATTCTGTGCCGTAATCTTGACGTGTGCCAAATTGAATAATTTTCATGTTGTTTTCAAATCCAGTTGAGCACGCTTGTCATAGTATTCTGCCTCACGCAGGTTATATTCACGACATTTCTCTTTATCATCCATCTCACAATAATCTATTACTGTGCCCATAGGACCTTTATTCAGTTTTGCCCATGCTTCATCTGCTTCCTTGAATTCTTCATACTTCTTACGAAGATCTTCATCCATAGTCAGTTCATACTCAGCACATACCTTACGTTGGTCTGCTTCATTCACATAATCATTAAAGACAAGAGACATAGCACCACTGCGAATAGATACGGGATCCATACCTACACACAACAGGAACTTCTCAAATAGTTTGAAGTATTGTCGGCAGTTTAGATCAGCAGCAGGTGCAGTGATCAGATAATGCTCTTCGGGGAGCATATCATCATCAATAGTAGATCCAAACCCACCAGTATAGGTGCGAGTCCAAGTAGCATCAAACTTAAGTTCAACAGTAGCTTCGTAAGTCATTCGGGTTTCACCAGAGAAAAGGAACCATCTTGGTTGTCAATCCATTCTAGCACATCACCTTCCTTCCATCCAAGCTCTTTCATCAACTCATCAGGAAATGTGATGACTCCATCATCATCAACTTTCAGTGTTGTCCGTATCATGATAAGTTTCGGCGTATGCAATAGGTTGAAGAACGTCAAGAATGTAACTCAAGTCCGCATACATTCCTTTGTAGCAAGGAACTGACTGAGGATAGTTTTGTTGATACTTTCGGACAGCAGTGAAAACTAACTTCCACTGATGATGTGTTAGGAGTTCTTTCATTGTGGATTACAAATAATAAAGTCTGCATAATTGCCATAAGTATCCTGTGCTTGCTTACAGAAATACTGTGGCGGTGGCTCTGGTATCTTAGAAAGTGTTACCAGTGCAATGATAACTTGAAAGAAAGGAAGAATCAATATAATCTTATCTCTCATTGTGGACAGGACTTGAAAAATTCACCATTAACATAGCATGAATACTGAGATTTGTCTATGCGTTCTTTTCTTGTTGGTGTTAGATAATAACGAACAGGATCTCCTACAACATAAGGAACATCTTGCAGGCATCCTGCTAGGATACATCCACTAATTAAAGTAATCATTGTTGTTCTATGTCAAAACATTTTTCAAATTTAGTTCTTAATTCATCAAGTTTTACTTGATGTTGGAATTCTAAGATGTGATCTTGTATTTCTTTTTCATCATCAGTAAATTCCATACGATATTTGAGTTTAATATCAATAAGGCGAGCCATTTCAATATAATGTTCTGATCCTTTATTAACAAACTCTTCGTAAGTCAATCTCTTTGTCTCCAATCATCTGATTTGTCTTGCTTAAACCAATCGACGATTTCATCTGCACCACTAAACCCCGTTCTATAATTGGATGGGTCGGGGTCTCCTAGTCCCATCCTATTCATAAAATCATCCATGCTTCCCTCTTCAATTTCTTGAGCAGCATAACGACGAGCTTTGTTTAACCATTCTCTAGCAGTTGTGTATGACTTAGCAAGTTTTTCTGCCCAAACCATATCTGTTAAAGATACTTCATCCTTATTTGCGATTTTTTTACAAATCGACTCTAGCCTCAGGCGGTATGTAGTTGAAAGCATGAGATTCTTCCGATAGATAGTTCTCTAGTTGATTAATCCTATAAAATTCTTGATATGCCGATTCCGAACGAATATGAAGAATATCACGAATATCATCCATAATAAAGGTTGGATCAATACCATCATCTAGGTATTTATCGATTGCCTCTTTGAGATAGCGATATCTATGCCACTCTTGTGAATAGGGTTTGTAGTGCATGATAAAAAATATACCTTTTTCAAATCATAATACAAACTTGAGCATATGTCAACGTTCAATATAACTAAGTGTGTGATTTTGTGACGAAAGTTGTTGGATAATAATATCACATCCAATCTTTGGATCACATTCTCCACAAGTGTATACATCTACAGCTGCCTTTCCATCTTCAGGCCAAGTATGAATACTAATATGACTTTCTGAAAGAAGACATATCGCGGTTACACCGTGCGGTTCAAATTTGTGAGATACCGTATGAAGAACTTTAGCTCCACTAGAAATAGCAGATGTTTCTAAAAGTTGAATAAGAAACTGTTCATTGTCCAGTCTTTCATACGAACATCCATATAGATTTAAAAGATAGTGCTTTCCCATTAGTCTAAAGGATTCTCGTTATATTCATCAATAAGTTCTTGTACCATTCTTTCAGTACCATTCATAGTTCTTACTTGAAAAACTGAACTCTTCATATATTTTTTTATCTTTTTATATTTCTTAAGGAGTTTTCCCACTTCATCGTCATCAATAATGACCTTCGCGTTTCCTCCTCCACCAAATCCATAACTCATCGTTCTCTCTTTCCTTTTTTCTTATCAGAAGAAACTTTAGCTCCCCACAATTTTGGACTTACTCTTCCATACCCAAAATCTATTTTTTGTACAGAACCAGGTCCATATGTATCATAGTACATATCAAAAAGTTTAGATGTTTTTTGGCATCTAGTCAGATCAATATATTGCACACCATCAACAATATACCAGATTAATTTCGCATCATTAGGAAATGATCTATCGTTAGCTGCCTCTAAAGTTGTTTTTTCCAAAAGGATTTCACAAGAATATTTTTTAGGGTTTGATGTTCCTGGAGTATATTCTATTCCAAAATCTGATCTATTGCTTTGGATATCCATTTTGGGTTCCTCTTTCGTTGCTACTGTCACGAACGACCGCCCCATTGAATATCTGGATATGCTTCTTTCACATTGTCATGTGAAATTTTATACTTTGACTGAAGATTTTTATCTTTAACCAAACAAAGCAACTCAGCTTCTTTAGGATGAAGTCCTCGTAAAAGGTTAATAAACATCATTTCTCTACGAATTGTAGAGAGTCCATTATTTCCACCCTGTACATAATGATAAAGATTTTGCCATTCTCTACGAAGAGAAGTTTTTCCTCTTCCATCTAAATCTTGACCTGTTGCAGATTCTCCTCCACTAGATTCTCTTGAAAGATTTTCAGAAAGAGTACCACTGTAAACAGATTGATCCTGTGCATCTCCATAGGGAACTTCTCCTTCTGGAAGCATACTAATAACAGTATCGTCAAAATTCCAAATAAAAATAGACTTTAGGGAGTTATGTTCATATTTTTTTAGAACTTCTACTTTCTTAGCATTAGAACGTTGTTTAGATGCAAGTTCTAATATTTCATACACAAAAGGATTCATTGGGAGTTCTAACGACGCTGTTGTGCTACTAGTCGTCGTCTTCTTCTTCGTAGTCGTCATAATTGTTTTCAAATCGTACTGCTAAAATTTCATCAGGAAGAATGTTGCCATTTTCATCGAACATCTCTGGATGAGTATAAACTGGCTGAGTATTATAAAAATGCTCTTTTGCTAACCATCCTACCACACCTCCAACAAAAAAGAACATTATTGAAACAAGTGTGCTAATGGTGAGAGTTACTGCTAACATCTTTTTTCTCCAGAGAGGTTATTTTTTCTTATATCCAAGAAAAAGTTAAATTTGAGATGAATCTCTCTAGAAAAAATGGAGAAAAATTTCTCAAACCCAACTTGAAATGTTTTAGGTTTTTCCCTTTTCCTCCTCTTGTTTCTAATCAGTAGTTCTACACCTCGGTCTATGTACTGAGGAGAACTGCTTTTGATATTATTTAGCGATTCTTTTTTTCCTTCCAGGTTTTCGGTCATTACTATACCTCTCGGCATCTTCAAGAATAGTGAAGAGATACTGTTTTATTTTTCTTGCTTGTGGTTTTGGAATATGTCCATATCCTTCACGAAGTTGTTTGTGTTCACTATCAGTTCCGCCTTTGATGTATTCATCAAGATCGAAAATCAGATCGTTGAGTTCTTTCGCAGTTGGACTTTGAATAAACTCAAGTATCTCTGTTCTTTTTGTATCTCGTTCTTTCAAATAATCATAAAATTTCAAAAGAAATTTTTGATCCAAAAAAGCAACGTCAATAGCACTTTCTACTATGTCGTAAATTTCATTCATTATCATCATACCACATTATTCTCTTTCAAAAATTCCATGGTTTCCGTGCATCCACCCAAATGTTCTTCTCCACAAAGAACTTGGGGAAAAGTAGAATTTACTCCAAATTTCTGATAAAACTCAGATTTGTCAAAGTCAACGTTCAATTTGTAAATCACATGTTTGAGATCACATAATTCTAGCACCCTAGAGACTTTTGTGCAATAGGGACATCCATCTTTAGAGTATACCGTGAAGTTTAAGTTTTTCATTTTTTTGTGCGTCAATCCAATGTACTAATTTATGCAGTTTCTGTTCTGTAAAAAATTCTTGTTGTTCAAACCACTCTTTCCAATCATATATTCCTTTGGATTGATTGCAGGATTTACAACACGCCACAACGTTATGTGACGTGTCTAATCCACCTCTAGCTCGTGGTACTATATGATCAATTGTTATATTGTCTCTAGATCCGCAGTATGCACATTTATCTTCCCATTTTTCCTTTACGTGCCTTCGCCAAAGTCTTTTTGCTTCCGATGATGAGAAAGCGTGTAGATTAAAGAGATAGTCTCTTGAGGAGGGAAGTAATTGCATAAGCATCTGCAACTACTATTATTTATTTTTTTGTGCTATTGAACGAATAGTCTATGGTTTAAAAACTTCTGCCCAATCCCTTTCAAAAATTTCCATTCCCTTATCAGTGAGAATATGATCATACATTTGATCAAATACTTCTGGAGGCATAGTTACAATTTCAGCGCCGCTGTACCAAGATCTTACTGCTTTATGAACACTACGAATTGATGCAGAAAGAACTTCCGTCTTTACATTATGAAGACGATACATCTCAGAAATTCCTTTGACAAGATCGAGACCATCAACAGATTGATCATCCAATCTTCCGACAAAAGGACTGACGTAAGATGCTCCAGATTTAGCGGCTAAAACTGCCTGAGCAATGCTGAAAATCAATGTAACGTTAACTCTGATATTTTGATCCGAAAGAGATTTGCAAACAGCAAGTCCTTGTCTTGTGCAAGGAACTTTAATGGTAGTTACTGCGCCAAACTTTTCGTAAAGACGCTTTCCTTCACGATACATTTCTCCCTCATCTCCAACAACTTCCATACTGATATTTTTAATACCAATATCTTTGATTATTTCGTAAACAGATTCAGGGTTTCTTCCACTCTTCTTAATAAGAGTTGGATTAGTAGTAACACCATCTATTAGTCCAGTGTTATAGCACTCATGAATGATTTGAGTGTCAGCCGTATCAAGAAAAATTTTCATATAATTGTGTGTATATTTCATGGATTATGGTCTTTGCTATCTTTGATTTTATGATAAACCCAGACGCCAAGAGCTCCCGCTCCAACGCCTATGAAACAACAGATAATCATGTGAGTAAAGTGGGTAAAGTGATTCATCCAAAGTACATTACAGATAAAGTGAATATAACAAAGATGATGACTGTAAAGATCATCAATCCTACACCCGCCCAGATAACCCAGGCAGGCATAGGTTCATAGTTGTGATTATGAGACATGGATAGTACCAATCATGCCTGCACCTTTGTGAGGAGCACACCAGTAAGTATAATCTCCTGCTTCAGGAAAAGCAATCTCAAAATCTTCTCCTGGTAACATAGCAAGACCTTCGTGTGATAATTCTGGATGATCTTCAACAATAACATTATGGGGAGGGAGCATGTTATTCACAAAATGAACTGTTTCTCCTGCGGATATTGTAACCTCTGCTGGATCAAAAATCAAGTTTCCATTTGATCCCATTTGAATATCTACCGCCCATGCAGGTGCAGCAAGAAAAAGTGTAGCCAGAAGTGCAAAAAAGAATTTCATTAGGTATTTGCAACTACTATATCTATAAAAAAAGACTCTCCGAAGAAAGTCTTTGTCAGGATATTCGGTTTTAATTATTTTCTTAATATCAGAACCTAAATTTGACTTTTGCAGAAACTGCTGAGTTGTTGATTCCATCTTGGATTTGATGGATACCTTCAAGGAATAATGTTTCCTTATAGTCAACAGCAGCAACAACTTGAACATCAGCATTTGTATTTACTGATGCCTCTAAACCAACACCAAAGTCATTATTCTTCTTACCACCGAAACGATGTGTAATAGAAACACCTGCCTCACCAGTATGAGTAGTCTTATTGACTTCACCAACCTTTCTTGCAGACTGAATAGAACCGCTTTCGATGAAACCATCTCTACGATATCCACCAACAGTATAACCAACAAATGGAGTAATGTTCTTATTAGCGTGCCAGTAAAGTCTGTTGTTTACCCACCACTCTTGACCATTCGTTGCACTATCATTCTTAAAGATACCAGCAACGTTTCTGGAAACTGTATATTGATTTTGTGCAAGTCCAGCATTAGTGCGAAGTGATAAGGTATTACCACGAAGCATACTGAACACACCATAATGATTTGCACGGAGTTTAGAAGTGCTATCAGAACCATCAAGGTTTACACTCATATTATTATACTGAGCACCAACGGTCCAAGTTGGTTTTACATCAATCTCAAATCCACCACCAAAGATTTTGGTTTTGCCATAATATCCATTGTCAGCATTAGACCATCCAAGATAGTTCTTGCTGAATACTCTTACTTTATCGTTACCGCTGGATGGTGTGTGATTGAGAATACCACGTAATCCACCAGAGATCTTATCAAGAACTTCGTGTTGGTCTACGCGACCATAAAGTGAATCATAGTCATATGAAATCTTAACATCATTCCAGAACTCATAGGTGGTTGTGGGAGTTCCTTCTGTGACGGTCTCAGTTCCATCAGCAGCAGTTGTAGTTGTAACTGGTGTTGTTACAACTGTCTTTGTCATACCAGTTGTTTTTGTGGTGGTATGCTTTCTAGCAATCTTTTGAACACCATCATTTTCGGATGCAGTGTGCTCAGTAAGTTTTACCTTAACAACAGGAAGACCTGCGGTTGGTGCATCAGAAGTTACAATAGAAGGTGCTGTAACTGCAGTGGAATTTAATGAAGTTGCAACTACGGAAGAACTTGTGGTTCCAGTAGAAGAAGTTGAAGATGAAGTTGAAGTCCCCTCAACAACACTTGTTGTTCCATCTGCATAATAAACAGTAGTAACTGGTGTTGATGTGGTTGTTGTAGTAGTAACTGGTGTAGTATCAAGAACAGTATCGGTATAAGTTCTAACAACTGGATTACCATCAGCATCAGTTGAGGTTACAGTTCTCGTAACTGTTCTTGTTGCTGTTGTGTTTGCAGTTGAATCAGATGAAGTTACGACTGTTCTTGTAACTGCTGTTGCTCCAAGAGAACTTCCAGTGACTGCTGATGTTGAAGTTGGTGTCCCTTCTGATGTTGTAGTAGAACCATCGGAATAGGTTGTAGTTGTAACTGGTGTTGTAGTTGTGGTGGTAACAGTATCAGTATAAGTCTTTACGACTGGGTTACCATCAGCATCAGTTTCCTCAACGGTTCTAGTCACATCAGTTGAAGAAGTTGTAACTACATCTGTGGTTGAAGTTCCAGTAACTGTTGGTGCAGATGTTGTAGGAGCAGAAGCAGATCCTACATCAGTAACTGTGAATGAGGATGATGTAGCACCCCCAGCACCAGCAGCAACAGCACCAGCAGCAGCATCATAGGATGAAGGACCAAAGATATAAGCATACTGGATATTTACGATGTCCCCAGCACTGATACCAGAGAACATAAATGCCATACCAATGGTGTAGTCTCCATCACCATCATCCTGTCCACCATAGTATGTTAATGGATCGGTTGACCAACCAGCACTGATACCAGTATTAGAGTTTGATGCACCAGTGAATAAACCAAGAGCATACTTGGAAGCAAGTGCCTCTGAAAGAACTACATTAGTCTCAGGAACACCACCAGCATATCCTCTTACGTTGAGTGTTGATGAACTATCTCCATCTGCTGCCCTTGCATCTGGGTCAGTAAAACGTCCAAAGTAAAGTGTAGGAACGTTAATCTTAAAATCTAAACGAGTATTAATATCAACGAACTGTTGGTTGTCATTAAAACGATAGTCGTGC